ATGAAAATGAAATAAAACTATTTTTTTATCTACTATAAAGTTCTCTATGCCTCCTAAAAAATTTTTCAAAAAGAAATCTACCACAACATACGCAAAAAAAGAACCGAATGTAAATCTAAACGCCAAATACTTAATCATTGTCGAATCACCATCCAAATGTGGTAAAATAGAAAGTTTTTTAGGTGAAGAATATTGTTGTATAGCATCCAAAGGTCATATTCGCACGATAGAAGGATTAAAATCAATCGATACAAAATCTACATTTGAACCAACATTCACCATCATTGATGAAAAAAGTTCTCATATTGAACAAATGCGTTCGGTAATCAATAGGTTCTCTAAACAAAATATTATATTAGCATCTGATGATGACCGAGAAGGAGAAGCAATCGCATGGCATATATGTAAAGTATTTGATTTACCTATTGAAACAACCAAACGAATATTATTTCACGAAATAACAAAAAAAGCCATTGTTGATGCGGTAAATAACCCAACAAGGATAAATATGAATTTAGTTCACGCCCAACACGCCCGGCAAGTATTAGATATGGTGGTTGGATATAAAATTTCGCCACATTTATGGAAATATTTATATCACAATAAATCAAACTCTTTATCCGCAGGGCGATGTCAAACCCCCGCATTACGTTTAGTCTATGATAATGAAAAAGAAAAATCGGAAATCGAAACCAAATATAAAACCACTGGTAGTTTTACTTCAAAAAATATATTATTTACATTAAACCACGAATATGATACCAATCAAGAAATACAACAATTTTTAGAAAAAACAAAAACATTCCAACACAAATTATCCGTAGGTTCTCCAAAAAAATCCACCAAAACTCCACCGAAACCATTCAATACATCGAAATTATTACAAACAGCTAGTAATTTATTACATATGTCTCCCAAAGAAACAATGAGTTTATGTCAACAATTATATCAAAACGGTTATATTACATATATGCGAACCGATAGTATGAAATATTCTAAAGATTTTATTGATAAAGCGAGTGGTTATATCATAAAAGAATGGAATAAACCAGAATATATTGGAAAACTAGAAACAATTGAACAGAAGGACCTTCAAAATCCGCACGAAGCCATTCGTATTACCCATATTGAAACCCGCACGATAGCAGATAGTGATAACTCTCGAATGAATACACTCTATAAATTAATATGGCGAAATTCAATTGAAAGTTGTATGTCGGATGCTTTATATAACAATTCAAATATAAAATTAACAGCGCCTGATGAAAAATATTACACGTACACAGTAGAAATACCTATCTTTTTAGGTTGGAAAATACTCACTGAAAAAGAAGAGAAAACAACTGAAAATCAAAATCAACCAAACGCCCTATTATTATTTTTTCAATCCATCGAAAAATCAGGTAAAGAAGTCGCCTATAATTTTATTGAAAGCACTATCGCAGTCAGGAATAAACATCAACATTATACCGAAGCAACCCTGATAAATACATTAGAAGAATTAGGAATTGGACGCCCCTCAACATTTGCGACGATTGTAGAAACAATCCAAGAGAGGGGATATGTAAAACGCAAAGATTTAGAAGGAGAAAAAATAAAATTCATAGAATACAAATTGCGAGGAAAGGTTCTCGATAGTATAGAAAAAGAAAAGGTATTCGGAAATGAAAAAAGCAAATTGGTATTGGAACCATTAGGATTAATTACCGTAGAATTTTTAATAAAACATTTTCAATCAATGTTCTCCTATGATTATACCAAATCAATGGAAGATAAATTAGACCAAGTATCCTCTGGAGCAGAATCTGATTGGGCCAAATTATGTAAAGAATGTTATCAAGAAATCAAAGAATTGTCCAAACCCATCGCAAAATTGGAGAAACAAATCTATCCGATAGATGATGAACACGATTTCATATTTGAAAAATTTGGTCCAGTCGTACGAAGTAAAGCGGAAGACGGAACATTTGAATATAAACCAGTGAAAAAGGATATGAAAATCGATTTAGAAAAATTAAAAAATCGCGAATATACGTTGGATGAATTATATGAAATAAAGAATAATCATTTAGGTGAATACGAAGGCGAACCACTGTATATAAAAAATGGTAAATTCGGTCCGTATGTGGAATGGGGAGAAAAACGAGAAAGTATTAAAAAAATAGAAAAGCCTTTAGACCAAATAACGTTGGAGGATGTTATAAAATATTTAGGAAGTGATATTACTTCAAAAAACAAGGCCATATTGAGAGTATTAACGAAAGACTTAAGTATTCGCAAAGGGAAATTCGGTGCATATGCTTATTATAAAACAGATGCCATGACTAAACCCGAATTTTACAATATAAAAAAATTCCCCGAAGGTTTTGGAACATGTGAATCGAATGTTCTCATTGAATGGTTAGAAAAAACCTATAAAATACAGATTGAATAACGCTATGAATAAAATATGATAAATATGTATAAATGAATTTAAATATTATATCCAACCCTCAAAAAATAATAGACGGAAATAAATATATTAACGTAGTAAAAATAGTAGGATACTTAGCGATATACATTATATGTTTTGTATTTATATTTAAACGTGAACAAGAAATTTCCAGTTTCATTTTGTTAAGCATATATCACATGTTTTTCTTAATATTTATACTGCAATCAATGATAGAAAAATCTAAATTTGATATTCGTAGTATTACCGGATTTATAGAAGGTGGAACATTGATATGGGGTGGAATGTTAGTAGGAGCAATACTAAATTTTGTATCATTAGTATTATTTTTGATATCATATAATCATGTATATAAGCAGCATAAAATAGAAGGAGATGGTGTTGTTCCATTGTCTAAGAATAATATGAAGAAAACCAAAGAGTTCAAAATCTTTTTTGTGGTAAGTACATGTTTAACCTTATTATTATTAATGTTAATGAATATGAGCCAACATATTATTTATAAAATATTTTTAACACTCATTTCGGGAGCGGTGGTCGGATTAACCTCATATGAAGTATTTTTATGTAATAGTTTATTAGAATTAAATAAAATAACAGTGATTTCCCGATAATTCATTTTATATTCGTAAAAATATAAAATGAATGTTCTCTATAGTATATAAAATGAAATATTACGAAACTCATTACGATGATTATATAAACGCGGTTGAAAAATCGAATATCCACCCCGAATTAATAGAAGTATTCAACCGATTTCCCAAAAATAACAATGACTTGAATAATTGTATTATATATGGTCCCACAGGTTCAGGAAAATATTCACAGGTTCTCTCTTTATTAAAAAAATATAGTCCCAGCGAATTAAAATACGATAAAAAAATTACATTACAAACCGATAAACAGACCTATATGTATAGAATTAGTGATATTCATTATGAAATTGATATGTCGTTATTAGGGTGTAATTCTAAGTTGGTATGGCATGAAGCATTTTTCCAAATAATAGATATTATATCGGTAAAAGTCGATAAGTTTGGAATAATAGTATGTAAAAATTTCCATTTAATACATAATGAATTATTAGAGATATTTTATAGTTATATGCAGCAATATAATAGTCAATCAAATATCAAAGTTAAATTCTTTATTATAACTGAACATATTAGTTTTATGCCGACAACCATTATAAATTCTTGTCTCGTAATAAATGTGAAAAGACCAAATAAAAATGAATATAATAAACTGATCACTACTCATCAACCACAGGCGATCGCAAATTCAAATCCATTCTTCAAACAAATAACGGTAAAAAATGACGAAAATACAAAAATTAAAAAGACATTGGAGATAGTAGATTCCATCGAATTGGATGGAATATTGAATTTAAAAGAAGTTCGTTATTTTCCATTGGTAGACGATACGGAAAAAATGCCCAAAGACGTATTCAATATCATATGTGATAATATTATTGCCGAAATTATGAAATCCGACAAATTAGTATTTACAGATTTCCGAGATACATTATATGATATACTTACCTATAATTTAGATGTAACGGAATGTTTATGGTATATATTGCGCTATTTTATACAGAACAACTATTTAAAAGCAGAAGATATCACAGACATATTAGAAAAAACGTTTTCCTTTTTGAAATATTACAATAATAATTATAGACCTATATACCACTTAGAGAGTATTATGTTTTATATAATAAACAAGATACATAAATACGATGAATTATAAAAAAGCATGTAAACATCTTGGAATTGAAGAAACTGGTCCATTGACGAAAGAAATATTAAAAAAACATTATAGAATGAATGCCTTACGATATCATCCAGATAAAAATAATACGCCTGAAGCATGCAGTAAATTTCAAGAAATACACGCGTCTTATGACTTTTTATTAAAAACGATTGATGGAGAAAATGTATTCAACATGAATTTTGAAACCGAATTTGAAGAAGAAGACAATAATGATAGTTATGCTGGGATACTCATGTCGTTTATAAAGAATATTATGAAAAATGATGGAATACAAAATAGTTTATATTATATCATCATAGAAAAGATTTCAACTATGTGTGAGAAGAAAGCATTGGAAATGATAGAAAAAGTAGATAAAACGGTTTTAATAAAAATATTTGAAATCATTGGTAAATATAGAGAAGTATTACATTTTTCGAATGATTTTATAGAAAAAATACGAATGGTATTGAATAAAAAAATAGAAAATGATGAATGTATTATTTTGAACCCATCCATCGACGATTTATTCGAAAATAACTTGTATAAACTCATTGTAAACAATACGACGTATATTGTTCCTTTATGGCACGATGAACTAGTATATGATAATAATGGTAATGATTTGTATGTGAAATGTTTTCCAATATTACCTGAAAATATAACCATCGATAATAAAAATAATATCCATGTGAATATAACTTATGATGTAAAGGAAATACTAGATAAAGACACAATCATCGTGGATATTGGAAAAAAAAATTGCGAAATAAATCCCAAAGAATTATTAGTAACGAAAAATCAAACAGTAGTGTTAAAAAATGAAGGAATTTCTAAAATAAACACAGTAGATATATACGACATTAGTAAAAAAAGTAATATAATGGTGTATATCACATTGAAATAATGATTATTGAAAATATATAATCATTATTGAATAATCGTAATATTACCGGTATCTGTAGTATGATTGGTAAAGACCCGATTGAACATATTTGTTTTGATGGACAATGAAACAGGGTTTTTCATAATATCTTTGAAATATAAATTGAAAAGCCATAAAGAAGCAAAATTGTAATAATCTACGGTTGAATTTGGTTTCAGAACCACTTCCATATTATAAACAAATTTGAATTCTTTTTCGTGTTTACAAAGATATTTTACAACAATATTATTCTGTAAGACTTTCGACAATACATCCGCCAATTCAATATTATAAAGTGCTTTACATTGGTCTGAATTGATAATTTGTTTTAAATCATCATATACAATCGTCGCTTCAAAATAGTCTTTGTAGATTTGTGTTTTCAATTCTTGAGGTAATCTTTCAATAATGGTTGTTATATCATTCATTTTACTATAGTGTGAAATTAAAATATACCGATAAATTCTTCTCAATTTTATCTAATATCTCAAAGAATATAAAATGTTCTCTGCATTTATATGTAGATGATACAATTGATTGGAATATTCGGTATAATATTATTCATAAACTTAACAAATAGTTGTACTGGTTTTCTAAATACTGCGCAATTACAAAGTATACGATATATATTAACACATCCGAATACCCCTGTTGATATACGAAGAAAAACGCAACAAATATTATTTTCAGAATATATGCCGTGGTTAAAAAAACAAGTGAGGATGTTCAAGCAATCCAATGAAAAATCGTTGAAATTTATTTTGGAATATGACTTACAACAATATGCGATTATTGGGTTTTTAGATGCTATTCAAAATTTTGATGGAAATTCCTCACTAACTCATTTTGCTGCGAAACACGTACAAGGTAAAATGCGATTAGGATTATTAGAGTTGATGCCGTTAAAGCCATTGAACCATTATCAAAAATATATTAAGAAGCGTAAATTTATGATGCCGAGTATTTTATCTTACGATAAATATTGGTTATTTGATAAATGTAAACGCTCAGTCGAAGATGAAACAAATATCGTGTTATATGGTCCTCATGCGAATAATACGGTAGTCGTGAAAGAAACGGATATCATTACCAATATAAAAATGGCTGTGATGGAAATGCCGGACCAATATAAATCGCTTTTTTTCGCCCGATACGATTTTGGAAGCTTGAGAAAGATAAGGAGTGTATATAAAATATGTAAAATGTTCCGTTATAGCGATGAAACCTATAGAAAACGGATGAACGTAATACATACGTATTTGCGATGGAGACTGAGAAAATTAGTATTTTGAATAAAAACGAAAATAAAAACTTAAAATGTTCTCAATATATATATTCACTGAGAACATTAGAATGTGTGGAATTATAGGATATCTAGGAAACGACGAACATAAAGAATATATATTATCCGGATTAAGATTATTACAAAATCGGGGTTATGATTCCGTCGGTATATCTTGTATTTCCAATGGAGAACTTCATACTACAAAATTCGCATCCAAAACAACTTGCGACGCATTAGACCAATTGGAAGAGTCGGTATATAACCAAAATATCAGTTCAAATTGTGCTATCGGTCATACAAGGTGGGCGACACACGGAGGTAAAACCGATAATAATGCTCATCCACATCACGATAATTCGAATAAAATTGTCTTAGTTCATAATGGTATTATAGAGAACTTTCAAGAAATCAAAACAAAATTATTAGAGAAAGGTTATATATTTAAATCACAAACCGATACTGAAATTATCGCGGTTCTCATTGGTTATTATATAGATAATGGAGAACCTATACAACAAGCCATTCAAAAAACAATTGAAGAATTAATCGGCACATGGGCTTTAGCTATTATACACGCAGATTTTCCCAATAAAATATGGATTACTCGCAACGGTTCTCCTTTATTGTTAGGAATGGAAGAAGAATTTATAATGATTGCTTCCGAACAAATCGCCTTTGGTAATTATATTAAGAAATATATTGTACTAGATAATAATGATTTAATAGAAATTACCAAAGAAGAGAGAACCATTAAATATAATAAAAACATTCATAGATATGCTATAAAAGACAAAGCAAACCAACATATAGAATTAAAACCAGCCAATTATAAGCACTGGATGTTGAAAGAAATTATGGAACAACCCGATTGTGTTATTCGCGCCATGAATAATGGAGGCAGAATAGAGAACAATGTATCTGTAAAATTAGGCGGATTAGATACTAATAAATCCCGATTGTTAGAAATAAATCATTTAATCTTATTAGGTTGCGGAACATCATTACACGCAGGGTTGTGGTCATTGGATATTTTTAAAACATTAGATATTTTTGATACGGTTGTCGCATATGATGGTGCGGAATTTCAAATCAAAGACATTCCCAAAAAAGGAACTGTCGGTGTAATTTTATTATCCCAATCGGGTGAAACGAAAGATTTACATCGCTGTATTCAAATCGCCAAAGAATACGATTTAATCAGTATTGGAGTTGTAAATGTAGTAGATTCGATGATTGCTCGTGAAACCAATTGCGGAGTCTATTTGAACGCAGGTCGTGAGGTAGGAGTCGCATCTACCAAATCGTTTACGAATCAATGTGTTATACTCGCCATGATTGCTATTTGGTTTTCACAAAACAGAGGAACTTGTATAGAAAGAAGAAAACAAATCATAAATGATTTAAGAAATTTACCATTCCATATACAAAATGTTTTGAACAAAGAAGAGAACCTAACTATATTTATTGATTTTTTTATAAACAAACATACGTGTTTTATATTAGGAAAAGGAAAAAATGAAGCGGTAGCCAAAGAAGGTGCATTGAAAATAAAAGAAATATCATATATACACGCCGAAGGTTTTAGTTCAAGTTCTCTCAAGCACGGTCCATTTGCGTTGATTGAAGAAGATTTACCTATTATCATTTTAGATGTAGATGAAGAGAACCGAGAAAAAAATAAGAATGCTTTTCAAGAAGTATCCGCTAGAGATGCGGTAGTAGTCCGGATTTCCGATACTGAATGCGAACTAAAAGTAGATAAAAATACGACATTCGGAGGTATAGTAGCCAATGTATATATTCAATTACTTAGTTATTTAATATCTATCCAAAAAGGGTATAATCCGGATTTTCCAAAAAATTTGGCGAAAGTAGTCACGGTAGAATAATTTGTATTTACAATTGTAATTAGTTGTATTGCGATTATGCTAACAAATAGTTTATTTAGTATTATTTTATATATTTCGGATATATATATAATATGTCGGGGTGTACTTGTCTAGGTATATGTGCGTGTTCCGCAGTAGCACTAACCGCTATATTTTTCGGCGTGAAACAAACCAATCAACCAAAATGTAATAATAATTGTAATGATAAAGAAACCAAAATAATAGGGGATGAATTAGTGTAAAAAATTGAATTACTTTTATAAAGATATTCTATAAATAACCCCACCCCCTTCAACAATCAATACCAAAAAACTTTGCCTGTAACCCCAGAATGACTGTAATCCAATTACATATAAACCGCATAAATTTACCGCACGAACTACTTGATATAATAAAATCTTATTTATTTTATGATATCAAAACATATAATATTATACAAAATGCTAAAACCCAAAAACAAATAATGAATAATCTAATAAATAGCGCCGAAATGAGCCGATCAAATAATTTTGGTAATGACCCTAATTACACAGATGATAAAGAAGTTTGGGCGTTTGGTTTCGATTCTGAACATCTTACCGAATATATACAGCTACAAGCTATTAATTGCTATTATTGTGGTAATTATATACAACACACCCATTATTATGAATTGAATTATCCAAAACGTATTTATTGTATATGTCCAGAGAACCAAGAAGAATATAATGATGGATGGAACACCGATGATTTATATTCGGACGATGATGATACAGACGGATATGATAGTAATTGATATTCAAACACACAACAAAATAAAAAATAAGGCAGAAACGCCCTATTTTTTATTTCTATTTTTATTTATTTGTAATTGTAATGACTGATACATCATCATACGAATTTGAATGATACGATGATGGTGTAGGGTAAATATCTTCTGGTGTTTGTGGCGATTTTGCGACTAACCATTCTTGTTTCCATCGTTTTTCAGCTAAATCCGCAAGTTCTTCACCATTCAATGTTTTCATATTATGTAAATCATCTGGATGTTCAGGTGTAAATACATCCCATAATCCATCTGATGCTAAGATAATTTTTATTTTATCAATTTCATCATCATAATAAATAGTTTGTCGTTCAGGCGCAAATTCAGTAATACCCTCATGTCCTAATGCTTGAGTAGGAACAAATGAATGAGTCTTATTATAATCAATCATATACGATGGTTTACTCGCAATAGTTGTCGGATTGATAGCAAAAGAACCATAACTTAATCGTGGAAATATATTAATATCTCTTCGTTGAAATAAACGAATTTGTTCCGATGTATTACTCCAATCGTGTATTGGGTTATGATAAACAATTTCATCGTTTTTAATAACATAAATTTCTGAATCTCCTATGGAAAATGTTTCTACTCGATTATTATAAAATTTAGTCATCAAGAATGTAGAACCTGAACGAGCTAATTGGTTTAATAAACGAGATTGACCGACTGAATAGAATACAGATGGTTGACTTTGTTGAATATGTTGTTTTTTTAATATTTCTAATTGTTCTTGTATTAAAATGTGTGGATGTTCCGCTTCAAGAATTTCCATCAAGTGTGTTTGTATAACGATTCGTATATCATTCACACCAATATCATTTCCGTGTCCATCGATGATGATTCCATAGATATATGGTTCGTTAGTGGTTAAATTAACGGCATTACCTTGGTATATTTCATCTTGTTTTTTACAAAGTTGTATTACTTTTGAGTGTATCATTTGTTTGTTGGTTTTATTACCGGATATCAATAAAAAAAGAATTCAATTTTGTAAAATTAATTTATATCATTTGATAATTGTAAGGCAAATTGAATATCAAGATTTCATTTATAACAAATTCTATGATATCATAGATTATAATAGTATACAAGATATATTTTATATATTTCACATATTTTTGTAGTTTTTTTTCAGTTATATACAAATAAGCAATTTTCAGAAGAGACACCCCCATATAGGAGATACATTGAAACCCTTTCCCTACGATAGCACAGACAATACCCAATAAATAAAAACCCATCATTTGTCCAATAAATATAGACAATTGAGAAATACAATACGGTATATATGGTATAAGTATCATTTTTGAATCGATATAATGAATAGAAACTATATAAATTACATAATTCAATTTTGTAAATTTCTATAGTTATTTTAATGAAAAGTCTTTTATTTTTATCACTACTCCCATATTCATTCGCAAATATATATGTGCTTGCGTATTCATGGACCCCCGGATTTTGTTTTACTACCAATCCTGATTATCCTGGTTGTTTAGAACCAAAATCATATTGGAAAAATAATTTCACGATTCACGGATTATGGCCACAATATGAAACAACTGGTTATCCTTCATATTGTTCTACGGAAGAATTTGACCCCGACGTTCCTATTGAAATTGGGTGGGATATAATGACGACTTATTATCCAGATGTAAAATATGATGAAACTAGTCCAGATTATGATTCTTTTTGGGAACACGAATGGGATAAACATGGAACTTGTTCTGGGTTATCACAAACCAATTATTTTCAACAAGCCATTACATTAGCCGAAACATTTACTACCCCTGAAATATTACATAAATATATTAATACCACGAATTCTTTATCTGCGAATGAATTACGTAATTCTTATGGAGGTTCTCAATATTGTGTTTTACAATGTAGTAATAAAAATCTATTGACTGGTTTATATACATGTTGGTCTCAATCACCTGTTATACAAATAGAATGTCCTTCTTCTGTTCAATCTGAAGATACATGTAGTTCTCAATATTTAACGATTGTTTCATTACCATAAATCATATAAATATTTAATTATTGTATTCACTATATAATTATGAGTATATTACCTTACGCTATATTTGCTGGTTATTTTTATCAAACGAATAGTGGCGGGTTTGATAATATATGTGATTTTGCGGAAACACTCGAAAAAGCCATACACATATATGAAACAATATTATATACGAAGAATCATAAAATTACAAAATATGATTGGGTGCATATAGTAGAATTAAGAACCAAATCTATTGTGATAGATAGCAGAAAAACACATAAAATTATTTCGAAAAGCAAACTATAATAAGTAAATCAAAATCATTTTACTTATTATATTTTATCATCACAATGATTCCATTCAAAATTATCAAAAATATAATCTAAACCATCTTCATTATTCGGATTAATCGCCAAATAATATTCCCAATTTGTAATAATACCATCTTCATCTGTGTCTGCTATTTCTTCAAAACCATCTAACCATGGTAATGATGCGGGTAATGCGGGGTCAGAAGCATCATGCCCTGTACACGTATATGCGTCAGGCAAATATTGATTTTCATTCGCTTCTAATGAAAAATATGAAAAAGAATACCAAGTTTCTTCTGAACCATCTACCACTGGCCATCTATAAATCGGCGTTCCACCATAATCTACATATGCGTTCAATCGTTTCGCAGACAATAAGCGTTCAATGGTTGGATGTATCACCCAAAACAATATATCAATAGGAGAAGACGATTCTAACATTTCACCTTCAATGGAAGACATACTGCTTAACATATACACCATATCAATAATAAATTCTTCTGGAAATATTTTATTAAATACCATTTGACTATGACCAGATAAAATACAATCATACACATTTTCCCAGTCGGTTGTTCCATTCATTAATGCTTCTACTTGACAACTACAATCTTTGGTAGGTGTATTTTCATCACAATTATCCGGACAAACTAATAAATTAGGAGTTCCATCTCTAGCACACATATGTGAACGCCATAATGATTTATACACATGAAAATATTCACCCATCACCATATTTTCCAACATTGTTCGTCTAGGACCTTGTGTACCCCATTCCCATTCATCCATGCTATAACCATGCGACATAATTTCATCAGGAGTCATATCCGCATCCAATAATTCTGCCCACGTATCAGTAAAATTTTTATATGTTTCTATACAATCTCCTCCCATACCACCTAATTGAACGTGAACTGTGCCGTGACCATCGTTTGGAGATAATATTTGAAAGTCTGATAACGTAGATGAGTTAATAATATCAAAATGAGTTTGACAATTTGGTATTCTTTTATTTTTTGCTTCAACACCGCATATATCAAATAAATGTCTAACCGCATATTCGTCATTATTGTTATTCCAATATGAACGAATATAACCATATGAATTCGGTTCTACGATCGATTCGTTCGTTATTTTGGGCATTTTAACATACGCAAATTTAGAATCTTGAACGTGGTCATTTTCATCCGTACTACCAAACCATTTATCATTTAAAAATGGGGTTATTTCTAAAAAATAGGAAGGTATTTCATCTACGTCTGTTATTTCTTGTCCTTCAATTGTAAAATCCCAATAAGGTAATGTTACAGAAGGGTCGACCGAACGTAGTGCGGCTTCAAATGTTTGTGTAATTGCGAAATGATGAGTGAAAAATCCACTGCCTTCGTGAAATTGGTCGCACATAATATCATTCGAAGCCAGTGCGTGTTCTTCTACTAATTGATTAATCCCTGTAAATTTCTCACCATATTTTGCCTGTCCTTCACTGGTTGTATATTTCCATATTTTAGAAGCCGCATGTAAAAATTTATGTCTATCTTCCGAACTTAACGCACGTAATTCACGTTTTACATATTTTACGATAACTGAAATGGTTTGGTTTATCACCACTTCATTATTATTGTCTATCCCCTGTAAATATAAATCATATTTTCCAGGAGCGGTAAAGACTTTTTCGATTGAATTTCCCCATAGTATATCTTCATCCGGATGAACCCATTTCCATGATAAAGTATTGTCGATGATATTATCCGCATTGATAGAAAAAGAGGTTGTTTTATATGGTTCTGCTAAATATTTATCAGTTAACCATTCATACTTGGCTCCTGAGTATTCACCATATTCATTCGATACCGTAATATTTATTTTATCATAAGTATACATTGTTGATTTCATAGTATCATCAGTTGATACGGTAGTATTGGTTGTATCAAAAAATATGAACAAACCCGCGGTTATGGTCAATGTAAAAAAAGTTAGCATTAAACCAATAAATAAACGGAGTTTGAAAACACTTGGGGCTTCATAATCATCCGCATCTTTTTCATTCAATAATGTTGCTATTGCTATATCGTTCTCTTCTATTGAATTATTATAGATTCTATTGACTTCCGTATTTACATCATTCTCATCTATTGCTTGATATTTTCGGAATAAAGACATTTATATAGTACTGTAAAATATTTTTATATGATTTACATAAATATTTTACTTCAATTGCCGTTGAAATTCAGAAAGCTGCTAACTAAATTAATAAAATCCAAATAATAATCGAGAGATGCGGTTACAAAATCACCATCGTACTTGCGCGATAAAATTTGATGTGTATCATGTAATATGAATAATGAGAACAATCCTATTCCGAAAACAGCAAACATCTTCGAATATAAGCTGTATGTTCCCGCAAACCAAAATACAATTCTACTTATGATTAACAGTAATAATGCGAATAATAAAACGATTCCAAATGTACTTCCTAGTTTTATACCAAAAGACAATAATCCTAACGCTAAACCTATGATAGATATAAAAACCCCGACAACTGAGAATATAACTGCTTTCAACATTTCTAAACCATATAATTTTTCCCAAAAATTAAGTATCAATCCCATATATGCGGAAAATATAGAAAATACGATGAACCGCGCCCACGAAGGCATCGGCATATTCATAATGAATATCAATACAAACAAGGGTAAAAATCCAATAAAACTATATCTATAAAAGAAACTATTTTTTCGCTGTTTTATAACCTGTATATCTGTATTTACTAAAATATAATAGGTAATCCCTAATTGGACAATTAAATTAGCAAAAATCATGATTAGAAATGTTTTTTTCTCTTGTATAAGTTTGATTGTATTTACTGGGTTAAACGCACCGCCTTTCATTAGTTTTGACCCGCCATTGAATAAATGATTATATAAACTGGTATTCGCCATTTTTTATATAATCCGTAGAAATTTTTTAGCAAATAGTATGAATCAAATAATATCCACAATAATTTGCTACCAAAATCAAACCATTCATAATTATAAATATCTTACATTTATTTACAAATGGTTCGTCATCTGATAATATGGAATATATTGGGTCTTTTGTGTAATATCGCCAAGGAATATATATTAAAAATATCCAAGTATATGCCCATAAAAACGAATAATACAAATCATTCGTACTAAAATATTGATAACATACATCCTGTATATATATTTCTCGCAAAAACAATAAAATAGGAAGAATATGAATCGCATATGCCCATAGATTATTAAACCATACAATATATTCGGGATGTATAATTTGACTAGTATCCTTCATATTTACCATGATGATACCATACCAATATCCTAATGTAATTATAAAATGAATATTGAAAGCTACTGGAAAAATACGAGGATAGAAATAATATATAAACGATAGCATATGTCCGGTATCTGTAAAACGAACAAATTGTTTCACTTGATTGTATCGTTTATAAGGTTCTGGAAAATAATCAAATGAATTATAAAACCAATAAAAATAATTGGCTGGAAATAGTTTGAGACCTATAATGCTTGATAAAAATAAATCTTCTGTATTTTTATATACAATATAGGATACGATAGGTATATAAAAACCATTTTTTATAAATAAATTAAAATAATTATATGATGTTGTTAACGCAGTAATCATTATTATAAGAATATAATTATGATTTTATATTGCTTTCAAATATTCAATTTGGTTTCTAGAAAATCTTTATGTTTCTCTGCGTCTTCATAACCGCTCAAAAAAAGTTGAGAGAAATTATATTTGTTTTTAGAGAACAAAGTAGTAAATTCATTGATATCACCTATCGTGCTTCTTTTCGTTTCTTGTTTCCACATACTGGGTGTAATATGAAGTACATTTTGTTTTATATTTAAATAAGGTACTCTGCTAAATCCTCCATCAAACGTAAATTTATTGTGATATCTATTTATAATTCCACCAGTAATAAGCGGTATATGAGAACTTGCGATACAACAATTGATAGCGTCTTCTAAATTGTTAAAATCCGAATATATGGTGGTTTCTGGGTATAAACCATTCAACGTGGTTACGCCGATAAATAATCTTCTCAAATCAAAATCATCTGTAGTATAATATTGTAAAATTTTAGTTTTCATCAGGTTCTCCAATTCAATAATCGTTTTGGAATTTTTTATACTATAATCGACAATTTCTTCTTTCAAATATTTCACATCTCTCTTACAACATAATACGAGTGAATTCCACGCTCCAGCGGACGCACCTGAAAAAATATAATTATCCAGGTCGAAATGGTCTTTTATATACATACATACCCCTAGCATATATACACCTTTGAAGCCACCTGGCGATATAGAAATGATTTTTTTATCTTCAATAAATTTGTTTTCATTCATATATGTTTCTTTTTCATTGATACCAAAAGTTCTCTTATTCGTATTGGTAATTATATATTGCGAGTTCATATTCATATATTTCATTTGGTATGAACGCATCATTTTTAAAAAAGTCATATTAAACAAATAAAAAAGAAATACTTTATATATATATTTCATGATACATATAATATATTGAAAAAATAAAAAATAAGAATATTTTTACTCAAATATTCTTATTCGATTATTTATTTAAATTACAAACGATAAATGCTACTAGCTACTATATTTTTTATATTTTTCTGGTATTTATACTGCCTTCTTCTTGACTACCTTCTTCTTGGCTGGTTCTGCTTCGGCCGCTGCTACTGGTGCGACTGCTACTGGTTCTGCCGCTTTTTTGATTACTTTTTTCACTGGTGCTACTGCGACTGGTTCAGGTTCTTCTTCCTGTTCTTCATCACTGTCTTCCACTGCTACTGCGTTTTTACTGGAAACAGTTGGTTCAATGACTTCTTCATCATCATCAACAGCTTCAGCCGCAACTGGTTTATTCATAGATGATAAATCATCACTAGATAATTCGATATGGCATTTACCATATACACTGACCACTTCTTGTGGTTTTACAACACATTGGTTTAATTTCCAAGTAACTCCCCAACCCTTTCCACCGAACCATAATCCACCACATTGAATTACACATGCGACTTTACTCATCTTGGTAATGAAATCTTGTGGGGTCATTCGATCATTATCGCAAGGGAAGATTAATTTTTGATTTGTATCATAAATTTCAATTGCCCAACGACCATCATAATTTGGAACTTTGGCGCGAATAGAAGGAGGCTTAGCATAATCGAATTTTTTTGTATTTTTGTCTTTTGAGTATTTGAGGAATGGGAAGAAGTTATGCTTTACTACATCACGAGATAATTCTTCTCCGAACCATATTTCACTGTTCTTAACAGCATCGTCTAATATTTGGTTTTCGAATTCTTTTAATTTTTTTAAAAATACGTCGGTTGCTTCTGATTTATATTGGTCATTTGGGAAATTTAATGAAATTGTGAACTTTCCATCGGATTCACCGGTTTTTTCATCAGTGTAATCGGAAATTCCCCAAGTCATCATAAGTGGGGTCGATAAATGTAATGCGCGATTTGATTGAGTACTAATAATATTTATAGATTTTCCGCCGCGGTCATTGACTTTTGGCTGCATATAACGAATACTTGAAGTATTCCATTGGTCTACTGAAACTACGATTGGCGATGATTGTTTTGACATTGTAATTAGTTTGAGTGTGCGAGTATAAGTAAGTAATAAGAGAGCTGTCTGAGACTGGTATAGTATATATATTGGCTTTTCTTTAATTCAATTTTTTAAAGAATTTATTGAAAATAACATAAAAAAGAGAACATGATGTTCTCTTTTTGTTTACATGAATTATTATAAAGAAAATCTGTAAACCTATATAAATATTATCTCATACTAGTATATAATATTATGTTATCTACATTACGAAAAAATACCGAAATGGATTGTAATATGAATAAACTACAGACAACCGACTCATCCATAATAACCTACAAAGAATTTTATGAAAAAAACATTATATTGAAAAAATATAAATTACCCGAAATTAAAAAAATAGTGAAACACTATAAATTGCGTCTAACTGGAAATAAAGATGTTCTCATTCAACGTATTGAAAAATATTTTAAAGATATGGTTTCAGCAACTAAAATACAAAAAATATACAGAGGATGGATTGTTAAAAATTCATTCAAATTAAGAGGCAAAGCATTTTTAGAGAGGTCTATTTGTGTAAATGATACAGATTTCGTTACATTAGAACCTTTACCCGAAATACCATATGAATTATTTTTTAGTTATCAAGATGAAAATAATTTTAATTATGGATTTAATATCACATCTTTGATACAATTAATGAGAACAAAGTCTTCAGTTACAAATCCATACAATAGAGAAAAATTAAATTATCAAACGGTATTTAATATCATTTCTCTTTACAATATTATCCAAATTATTTATCCAGAATATAAAGATGAAATAAGTGTAAAATTGGTAGTGAATAAAAACAATGGAGTTTCGCGAACAAATACGCTAACAAGTGGTATGAATCGTACACACGCATTCTCACGGCTTGAATTTTTAGCAAACCAACAAGGAAGATATAATACAGGAAATTATACCACGACTATGCCCGAAAATACATTACATAGTCATAATTTACGCAATACTACGAATGATTTTACTGGTCAAATATCTAATAATTATTTTAATCCACGCGTGAACCATGCATCAATGACCCCTGAAGTTCGCAATAATTACAATAAAATAATAGAAATCAGAAAAAAACCGACCAATATACGCATACAAGAATTATTTATTGAAATCGACCATTTGGGCAACTATACACAAAGTAGTTGGTTCACCACTTTAGAAAAACGCGATTTATTGAGATTATATAGAGTATTATACGATATTTGGAATTTTCGTGCGCAACTTAGTATTGATATAAAATTAAAAATTTGCCCATTATTTGACCCGTTTAGTAGTATTTTTGTTCAACCTATTTATCAAAACAATATTACCGAAGAACAAATCAAATTTGTTTGTTTAACAATTATAGAAAATATGGTATATAGTGGAATAGATGAAGAATTTCGTAAATTAGGAACTTTACACGCTCTTTCTGCATTAACTATAGTGTCTATCCAGGCTAGAAATTCAATGCCTTGGTTATATGAATCTATTTCTTTTTTATAAAAATCCGCGTTTTTTATTTATTTTTATAAATCCTTAGGAATATTCAAGCGAATAAAATATAATTATTCATAAATAAATATATTTAACGTGAAAACAACTTAAAAACGAAACACATTATATGTATATAGTGAGAATGGTTAGAGCAACTAAGACTTCCGCAGAAAAACAAACCGCCGCCCCTGTTTCAACCCCTGTTGTTGCTGAAGCAACAAAGGCACCTCGTGCTAAGAAGACCAAGGCTGTTGAGCCAGTCGCAACCCAAGTTGCTGCCCCAGCAACATCTGCCCCAGTTGAGTCAACTGAAGCATCATCTGTTTCAGTAAAGATGACTGAGTTCAGTGCTAAATTACAACAATTGGTTGGATTATTCTCAACTGTTAAGAACGATTTCAAGACCCTTGAGAAGACTGTCTCCCGCGACTTAAAGGCAGCACTAAAGGCTTCCTCAAAGAGAAAGCGTGCTACCGGCAACAGACAACCTTCTGGTTTCGTCAAGCCAACCTTAATCAGTAACGAGCTTGCTGAGTTCTTAGGCAAGACTGTTGGAACCGAGATGGCCAGAACTGAGGTCAGTAAGGAAATCAACAAGTACATCCAATCCAACAACTTGAAGGACCCAGCCAATGGTCGCAAAATCAACCCTGATGCTAAGCTTTCAAAGTTATTGAAGTTAAACAAGAACGATGAGCTTACCTACTTCAACTTACAAAGATACATGAAGCATCACTTCATCAAGGCAACCGCCACCGCTTAAATCTAAACTAAAAATAAAATACATAAAAATATGAACAACATTATAAGTACTAAAATATGAAAAAACTATAAAAAACTGTAAAAATATGTAAAACAAAATAAAAATTATAAACTAGAGAATGATACTATAACATAAAATACCATAAAAATTTTATGTTATAGATGTGAAAAATTGAATTACTTATTTGCGAAAATTTTATATTCATCAAAACAGCAACAACAATACAAACGCAAAAAATGGAAGCTCGTCAATTATTAGCAGATTTTAACAAAATTCAAAAACCAATTCAAACCGCAATGGATTCAAATCATTATATTGAATTAGGTTTAGTTGAATTTGTAGAACAAGATACAATGGAATCATTAAAAATCAAAGTCATTCCACAATATGGATTTCATAAAAATCAGGAATACTTTATTACCTTACAACTTCGTACCAATGACTGGCCATTCGTCTTCATCGATTCGGTATTATTTGATACCATAAAAACAAATCAATATTTGAAAAATAGAGGTAAAGTCGGTTCTCATAAAGGTATTTGTATAAAAAACTTATGCTACGCCTATAATTTTACTAAAAATTTCAAGGAAATTTGTAATAATCAATGGGAAAATTATTTATTCCAAATCATTACATTATTCAATAATTTCCAAAATGATTTCGAAAAAGGCAACGGTATCAAATCAAATTTCAAAGAATTACTAACAACTGAATGGATGGATTTATAAATGTACATATTTTATGTTATGTAAAATAAAAAATGAAAAAGTGAGGACCATTTGGACCAATATCTTTTTTTATGGTAAATATTTAAATTCTACTGTAAACGATATAAATATGATTATATAATACAATTTATATCCCATGTCTCAACCCACCGAAACAATCGATAACAATGACGATATTTTTATGAATGATTTTCATACCGAAGAACAAAAACAACAACCACCTGTATCTGAACCAAATGGGACAACAAAACCATTATCTGTAAAAGCAAGCCAAGAATTAAATTTCATAGATAAAGTTAAAAAATACGTAGCAGAAAATAGAACAAGGGTTTATATTTTAACACCTTGTTATGGTAGTTTATGTTATGTAAATTATGTGCTATGTTTACAATCCACATTCGATTTATTTCGTAGTGTAGGTATTGAACATAAAGTTGAATTTTGTAGAAATGATAGTTTAGTATCCCGTGCTCGTAATAATTTAGTAGCCAAAGCAATGAATGACCCTCTTATGACTCATATTTTATTCATTGACGCAGATATTACTTGGGAACCAGCTGATGTTTTAAAATTAATTGTATGTAATAAATCACTATGTGGTGGCGTATATCCTATCAAACATTACTATTGGGATAAAATAGTAAAAGATTCGAAAGACCGAAATGTTATAAAAGAAATGATTGATAAGAAAAATAATTCGCAATTTGCCGGTCGTATTTCTGATGAAGATATGATAGAACATAATTTATTACGATATAATATCAATTATATTAATAATATGCTATCCATTGAAAATAATTTGGCGAAAATCAAACATTTAGCAACTGGATTTATGATGATAAAACGATCAACTATTGAAAAAATGTCTAAAGCATACCCAACCACTAAATATGTAGATGATGTTGGTTTTTTAAAAGGGTCTGAAAATGACCATGCTTACGCATTATTTGATTGTGGAGTAGAAGATAATCATTATTATTCAGAAGATTGGTTATTTTGTCACCGTTGGTCAAAAATGGGTGGAAGTATTTATTTAGATGTTACTATCAATTTAATGCATACAGGTAATGTAGATTTCAAAGGTTCATACTTATCTACTATTATTTAATAAAACATAAAAAAATAACGTCATTATGATAATATTGACGTTATTTACCGCTTTACAAATACAAACCCTTCTGGCTCCATGATTTTATACAATCTTGGTAAATTTAGTCTCGTTTCGCGATTTATATTATTGACTTCCCATTTTATCAGTTCATCATTTAAGGATATTTGGAATAACTGATATGTCCGTAATAACAATTCATAATTTTTTATATATTTTGTGTTTTTAACTAACCAAACATAAAAGTTTTTAGGCTGTTTATTTTCATGTTTCATTTTTTCAAGATATACTACATATTCATAATACCATTGTATCGTTTCGTACAAAGATGTTTCATTATTCATATTATAATCTGTACCCGATAATACGATAATTTCCTTAAATATTTTTGGAGTCATTTTTAACTCTGATATAATTCTGCTCGTATCATATAATATTACAGTATGGTTTAATAAACTAATATTTCGGATTACATAATTACACCCATATAGAAACATATCCATATCATCGCTTATGCATCCCCACGCTTTTTCTGTAAATAATAAATACGCACATAGATTATCGGCTTCGCCTGGAGCTTCATAATATAATACACCATACGCATCTAGTAATTCTTTTACTTTACGTAAATCTTCTTCTTTAATTCGTATAAATTGTTTTTTTAACATTTCCATTTCCCATTTTTTTTCTTCTTTTTTTGTTTCATCTGTTTCTGTTTCTAATGATTTTTGTATTTGTAAATATTGTTGTTCTGCTTCTAATTTATCTAATCTCCGTTTGATTAATAATTCCTTTTTTTCAGGAGGAGGTTTCCCATCAAATACAAATATAGGCGTTATTTTATAATGTTTCAATATAGATACAAACAAATACATACTTTCTAACAACGTATTTTCAATGAGGAATTTATACATATAAATACTCGCATCTATTACCAAAGTTTTCCCTGATAATTCTTTTAAATGTATTTTTTTAATAGATTTTTTACTACAATTATCTAATAGAAATTTATTTAAATTTTTTATACCCATTTTGTAGTTGTTGTATTATTTACACTTCATAACGGCATGGCCGGCAGATTCAATTTTTCACAATCGTATATGTTGAAGTAATTCTTTTCTATCTATAGTGTAATGGAATCATTTATTAACGGTTTAAAAGAAAAATTTAACGAACATTTTAAAAATCCTCTTAGGTTCTCTTCTACTTCTAAAAAATTAATAAATGAAATTGTAAATTTAATTATCGAAAGTAATGATTATTATGAAAGCCATAAATCAAAATTTCATATAGAAAAAAATACTACAATGCCCAAATGTAATATGATAGATATTATTCCAGCCAATATCATAAAACATATAGAGAACATGAAAGCAACAAATTATGTTTACAAATTTAATATACATTCAAAACAATATACTGTTTCGTTTTATACAAATTTGACGGATGAAATCATACAAGAATACATTAAAAAAGTCTATATGTTGTTGTATATTGTCTATACTTATGCGAATAAAGATTGTTCAAAAAATTTAAATATTTATTTATATTTAACAGATTTGAAAAAGGTTCTCCCTATTCATACAAAAGTTTTAAAAGAGGAAAATGTAAATACTGCTTTTACTACTTCTTGTAAACCACACGCAGAGATTGTTTTATTTCGTCATGAAGAATGGTTCAAAGTTCTCGCTCATGAATGTTTTCATTGTAATGGATTAGATTTTTCAAATGCTGATACGAGTGATTGTGATAAAACTATCTTGGATATTTTTCCTGTATCTGCTGATGTTCGTTTATATGAAACTTACTGTGAAATGTGGGGCGAAATGATAAATGTTTTATTTATTTCATATTTTTCTATTACAAATTCAATGAAAAGAAAAGAGAACCTTGAGATATATATTCATAAAATTGTTTCCAAAGGAGAACTTTTATTACAGAATGAACGTATGTTCTCTATGTTTCAAAGTTCAAAAATTCTTCATTTCTTCGGAATAGATTATAAACAATTATATGATAAACAAGATATGAATTCTCATAGAGTGAGACAAATCAAATATAAAGAAGAAACCAGTGTATTATCATATTATATACTCAAAAACATTTACATATTTTTTATGAATGAATTTGTCGAATGGTGTGTTGAGAACAATAAAGATAGCCGAGGAAATGAAAGCTTAGTTTTTACCAAAACGAAAGAAAATATGAATAGTTATTGTGATTTTATTAAATGCCGTTATACGAACTATAAATTCGTGAATTGTGTATTCGATTTTGAAAAATGGTTGGATTGTTCTAGAGATATTCATCCCAGTATTTATAACAGTATGCGAATGACTGTCTATGGGGATAAGTGAAAAAAGGCTTTCGCCCTTTTTCTTTTTTATTTTTTTAATTTTTATTTTTCTAATTCATTAAAGATGTTTCGCGTAAGAAGATATTTGTAATTCCACTGGTAATTTTATGAAGACCATTATCGCAATGAGTAGTGTCTAATTCATCTATCGACATAGGAGCACACTCATCGAATGTTGACTTATAGTTTGATAATTCGGCTTCTAATTCAGCAATGCGAACTTTTTGTTGTTCTATTAATTTTTCCATAAATTCATTGCTAGCAATCAATTGATGAATATTTAAATCAGGAACTTTGACTTCTTTAATTGGTGTCTTGTTAATACGGACCGCGAAATAACGTTTTAATCGAGGATTGTTCGCAGAATAAATGAAATGACGATTGCGTGAATCGTTATATCCATCTATTTTTACTTCTTGAAGTTCTCCATCGGCTAAACTACTCATATGAAGTTTACCAGTACTGTATAATTCTTGAAAATGAATGAATATTGATACCCTTGTATTATTATTTGCGATTGGTTTAGAAACATAATCAACTCGTGATACTTTTCCCCAATTCATTTTTTCAAATAATTCTTTCATACTTTCTTCATCAAATAATTGTTTTCCTTCTAATACCATATCGGTTGGTAATACTGGAATGTATAAACTGTTTAATGATGCGGTATTGGTATTGAATTCCATTTCTTGTTTGTTGTTTGTTGTTGTTTGAGCGCTTGTTGTTGTTTTGATTGCTCTTTATTATTCGGTAAAAAAGGAATTCAATTTTTCAATAAATTTAGGATAAAATCACCAAAATATAATCTATTGTTTAGTTATATAATGTCCGGAAGTTTAAACTCTAGCAACTATGAAATGATTAACAATGAAATATGTGATTTATTAAATACTGGAATGTATTCATCAGTTGCTATTAATATTTATTCGAATGCTATATGCACCACAATAGCACAAGACGAAGAAGGCAATGATTTATCAAATAAAGTTATATTAAATGTCTCCAAAATCTCAGCACATAAAGATGAAAATGGAAATGATATAAATGATAAAATTACTTTTACATTTAATGATAATTCAACATTAATTTTAGATGATGAACTTGATAATTATTGGTATATATTAACTGGTATTCAAATGAAATTTACCAAATTTTAATTGTAAAATCATATATTCATACGAATAATATATGATTATGCTTTTTGTAATTGACGACGAACCTTTATTAATAATTCATCTACCTCCGCCGGATTTCCTGGTTTAAACCGCATTAATTTAGCATTTTTCGTTTCCATTAATACTTTCTTCAAATCCAAATTTTGTGAAAATTTAGCCATCAAAGCATTTAATCGTGCTTCTTCATGCCTTGGATTTTGTTTCACTTCATAAAAATCTTCGTCTACTACAATATTATCGGGTATACTCTGCTTTAATTTATATTTTTTATTTGGTTTACTTCCTACTTTCTTAGCCAAAGCGACATCATTACTTAATTCACTTTCACTATCTAATGAAAATTGCGCGTAAAAATCAGGGAAACCCTTCTTATATTGTGAACCTTGGAAATAATGTTCTACTGATGCCCATCGTTTTCCATCTACTGTAAATGGCGAAACCCAAGAATCATCTATCTTTTTTCGCCAATCTACACACATCTTGTCTTTATTCAATATATTGAAGTCAGTCATCTTTTCTTTCTTGATTGTTTCGCCTGAACCGTTTCCGGCTTTGGTATGGGCTGATTTAGAATAAAATACAAACACTGTCTCTGGGTCATATTTATCATAATCAATATCTTCTACATCATCTACTGGGGCGCCTTCATCCGCAGGCAATCCTAGTTTTGTTTTGAAATTACGAAAATCCCTTATTAAATAATAAGGACCGGAATTCTTCTCCATACATTTATTTATGATTAATACTTTTATATCATAAGGAACTTCTGAAAATTTAAAAATCTTCTTTTTTTTATAGGTAATTAGTTCATAATGGTTCACATCATAATCCGCCATAATATAATAATCGGGTGAGAATTTACCCTGCTTTTCTAAATCCGTATCATTCAATTGTCCACATTGTAATACCGAATGAATATCACCATTCTCATATGAATTTTGCGACATTATAATGATTTTAACATTCAATAATCGTTCCAATGTTGAAATTGCCCATGTATCCGCCCAATAATTTGATGTCTGTATATATGTTTTTAATCTTTCCAAACTATCTATTCCCTCCATAAATTTAAATTCTTCTAGCAAGTCTTTCACATCTTCTTTTTCTACTTTTATTTTATTATATTTTTCAATAACTTCTTCTGCTTGATTCAATAACTCCTTGCTTTCCTCCTTTGATTGTGTGCGTTGATTTCTTTTTTTTAATTCACTTCCTATTTTTTTTAAACCACCCATTTGTTTATCTTTATCTTGTAATTCACTCAAAAAACTAACATATAATGTTCGATATTGTTCATATAATTCTTCGGTCGCTTCATTCGCTAATAACGCTCTCAATTTATCTATTGTTGTATGATAACCTATTTGTTCATATGCTTTACATATCGTTTCAAAAAAACAATTACCATCCTTATTTTTTTCTTCTACATCATAATTGTTATTTTTCATAAATGTTTCTATCCATTTATTTTTTGATTTTTCTATATATTCATCTTTCAACTTTTCACTATCTTCTTTGGTTTCTTCTGGTAATTTCATAACATGTTCTGAATTATCTATTTCGAAAATTCCTTCCTTCAACTTTTCATCGGTTTTTTCTTGTTGTTTTGATTTTTTTTCTTCGGTTATATTTAATTTAAATACATCTTCATTCTCATCTTCTGAATTATCTTTGTCTAGTACTTCTTCCTCATTGTCTACTTTTGTTTTGTCTTCAGTATCTTTTTCTGGTTCTTCTTTTACTATTTTAACCGGCGCTTCTTTATTATTTTCATTATATTCATTGATTAATTCTCGCACATAATGTTCATTATTGAAATACAAAATATTTCCCTTTTTTAAATCTATATCATTATCCGTATCTAAAATATTGTTGAATTTATCACTTTCGATTTCAAATATACCTATCTTACATGCGACAATACTTCCCAACAATAAATAAATGGAATAAAATATGATACCTTTTTCTTGTTTGGTAAATATCTCCTTCCCTAATGCGATTTCTAAATCATTATCGTATAAATGAATATCATAAACAGTCGATTCGTAATCAATATCGCTTTTATCTATACTATTTATTTCTGAATATTCAATGTCTGTATTTATAATAGATTTTACCATGTATCTATATATTATATTTATTTTTTATTTCCATTTATCTATATATTCATTAGGACTTCAAATTATCTAAAACATCCATATATTTAAATATAGCTCTACTTGAAATACTTGGTTTATCCTTCGCTTTCAATTGAGAACATTTCGTCAAATTACTAACAATTCTTTCCCATTTTGTTTCACTTGCTATTTCTGTCTTACTATTTGTTATTAAAATAAACAAATTTTCCGTTATTTCTTCCACTTCATTCAATTTATTTGGCGTATCTATGTATGAAAATACTAAATCTTGTAAATATAAAATGATATCTATAAATTCCACGGTATTTACCAATTTCTTTTTCATCAAATTAACTATAAATAAGGAGAGCGCTTTTCGTTTATCATTTACTTTATTATAATTACAATACTTATCATAATCAACTGAGGAATCAACATATATGATTTCTCGAATACCATCTTTATATTCGGTTATATACACCTCTATGACTGATTTAAAATCTGGATATTTATCACATAATTCTTTATATAAATTCGCATATAATTCAGAAAAATATTTATTCGTACTGGCTATATCAAATATGGATTTTACTACTTTACTCATATCATCCAACAAATTTTCGTCATTCTCTGCTACCATATTATGAATATATTCTATGATTTGGTCTTTTTGTGTATTATAATTTTTAGTAGTTATTTTATTCAAACAAATACGTATATCATTCATCAATTTATCTATACCCTCTTTTTTATCTATTTTAGTCGCTTTAAATGAATTCGTCGCACGTACGTTCTCCCAATCTTCGTTCTCTACTTTTTTCGAATGATGTGTCTTAAACTTTTTATTTACACTGCTATATTGATTTCCTTTTTTATATGGTCGCTCAGTGTATTCATTTGTGGTCACTGGAGATTGAGAACTTATAATCGCATCGATTTCACTCGATAATCCAACTATAATTCTTTCTATATTTGACGGTAAGGTATAATCGAATCCATCAAATAAAATTTGTTTAATATCTTCATTTGTATATCTGTATAATGTAGTCATTATATTATTTACATATAGCTAAAATTTTATATCTATTCAAACAAATATTATATTTACCATAAGGAGAACCTGCGTTTGTTAATTACAATTTTATTATGTAAATAATATAATGTTTACTGGTTTCTGTGATATTTTACAAAACCCCATTACAAATGATTCTATCAATATTGAAAAAAATATTCGTAATAAAGAGAACATGGTTTATAATTTCAAACTACCCATACAATATTTAGATAAATCACAATTATATTCATTGTCTGATACTGTATCAAATGATTTAGAACTTATTTCGGTAGAAAACGAAAAACAAAAATCTATATATCACTATCTCTTCAAGCCTACCCACGAATTCGCTGAAAAATTAATACCCGAATGGAAAAAATACTATACTACCAATACCGATTATTTAAAGGATACGAAATCCGTTATCGAAAATATGGAAATTTTACACAGTAAAACTGAGGCATATACACTTGATTGTAGCAAAATAAAAGAAATATGGTTGGAAACCAAATGTAATGCCGAATTTTTACCCAAATACAACTATATTGAATGGGATATCATTAAACATTTCAATCAATCACCTAAATTATTACAATTATTATCCTATGTCCAATTATCTTCTCCAGTAATCAGTTTTATTTTACCATTTATGTTATTGTTTTTTCCATTTATTATTTTGAAATTTCAAGGAATTCCTATTACTTTCAATGGTTATGTGGAAGTTTTAAAATCAATCGCCAAACATCATTTTATCGGCAAGGCGTTGTCTACCGGAATGGGACAAATGTCTTTTGATAAAATGGTGTATCTTGTAGTCATGGGTGGGTTTTATATTTTACAAATTTATCAGAATATTACCATGTGCTCAAAAATGTATCATAATATGAAAAATATTAATGAACATCTATGTTTGATTCGTAATTATATGAAACATTCTATTCATACAATGGAGAACTTTGTATCTATCAATAAAGATTATACGTGTTATTCCGTTTTTTGTAAAGATATATCTCAACACGCAAACACATTACAACATTTTTATACGTTGATTGAGAACATTGAACCATTCGAATTGACTTTTCGAAAAGTCAATGAAATGGGTTATTTATTGAAATGTTATTATGAATTATATTCGAACCAGGATTATGAAGAAGCTTTGTTATTTTCTTTTGGGTTTGAAGGATATATGAATAATTTATCGGGAGTAGCAGAGAACCTGCGAGATAATATTATCTCTTATGCTACATTTGATGTTTCTGGAAACTGTAAATTAGGAAAACAATATTATCCTCCATTGATGAATGAGAACCCAGTGAAAAATGATTGTTCATTTTATAAAAATATGATTATTTCTTCTCCGAATGCCGGCGGAAAAACCACGATGATTAAAACAACGACTATCAATATTATTTTTACACAACAATTAGGATGTGGGTTCTATCAATCTTGTGTGCTCAATCCATATACCCATATTCATTCCTATTTAAATATACCAGATACATCGGGTCGCGATTCGCTGTTTCAAGCCGAATCTAGACGATGTAAAGAAATTATTGATATTATTCAAGAAAGTAAACCAGATTCGCGTCATTTTTGTATTTTTGATGAATTGTATTCGGGCACAAATCCAAAAGAAGCAACCAAATCTGCTTATGCGTTTTTATTATATTTAGCAAAATTTTCTCATGTGAATTTTATGTTAACTACTCATTATGTTGAAATTTGTAAAAAATTCAAGAAATCAAATTGTATTGAAAATTATAAAATGAATGTAGAAAGTTTAGAAAATGGTGCATTAAAATACACTTATAAACTGAAACGTGGTGTATCCAAAATTCAGGGGGCAATTAAAATTTTAGAACAAATGAATTATCCTACTGAAATTATTAATAGCGTTAAAAATTATTCGCAGAATAAAATGTAATGATATTATAAGATTCAAAATATAGAATGGATATGTTAGCAGCAGCAGCACCTGGAGGGCTACCTGGAGGATTACCTGATGCCGGTGGACTACCTGGAGGATTACCCGGAGCACCACCTGGAGGATTACCTGATGCCGGTGGACTACCTGGAGGAGTACCCGGAGCACCACCTGGAGGATTACCCGGAGCACCACCTGGAGGATTACCCGGAGCACCACCTGGAGGACTACCTGGAGCGCCAGCATCCGCAGCTCCAGCGAAACCAAGCGAAGAAGCTTGTGTAACAAAAGACCTGAAAGACATATTTGATACTTTATACGGTAAATCAAAATATTTTGCGTTTAGGATGCCGTTAAATTTCAAAAAAGAATTTAAAACAAGTAATCGTATTTGTTATAATTCAGCAGGCATTGCTAGAGATAAACCCCATCATGAAATATCTGATATTCAACGTTCATGGTGGTTAGTTGAAAAAACAGATGAACCAGAACAATATAAAATATTATATAGTTATACCCCTTGTAATTATTATCATACAGTTGATTACAAAAGTTCTTATTTCAAACCTCCTTGGATGACTGTTTCAAATGGTGTATCTTATAATGATAGTGAAGACCCCGAACACCTTAAATTAGACACTAAACCTAAACCTGGAAGCAAAGCAACAGAACCACCAAAAATAAAAATCCCATGGTCTACCGCTTTACATTGTTTACAACCAATGAATGACGATATAATAGATATATTTAAACATAAATCATCAGCGCTAGCTGGAGGTGGTAAACGCAAATCCAAACGCCGTCATTTTAATCCTAGGCGAAGTAAAACATACAAGAGAAACAACATAAAAAAATAATTGTAAAAAATATAATCATGTTTTTACAATTATTACAATCCGGATTGATTATTATCGGTTTATTTGCCGGGTCTATTTCAACCGCATATTACATATGTGAAATAAAGAAACTGCCTTTTATAAATCCACTCTACCATAAAGACCAAAATGTTAGAAATAAATACTACTCACAAATAACACAAACATTGCCTCCTGTTTTTATAGCAACTACCTTATTATTCAATCATTCTAGTCAATATTTTACTCAAAATAAAATGAATGCTATGCAAACTGGAATATATATTATATTATATTGCGTAATCATAGAATTTGCCTATTATATTTATCATCGTATTATACATCATAAATCTTTGTATAAATCTATACATTCAAAACATCACGAAAATACGATTATATATCCTATGGATTCTATTTATGTAGGCAGCGTTGATATTTTTTTATATATAACCTGTCTACATATACCTATTTATATCTTACGAGTCGATTTATTCATATACTGTATATGTGTCTATATTTATGTTTTATTAGGGTTCATATCGCATTCAAGTATATTATATAATCATCATGTAATACATCATAAACTGTTTCGCTATAATTATTGTCTAGTCATCCCTATGTTTGATTTATTATTTGATACATATCGCGAACATTTGTAAATTTATTTACGTTTGTTTGCGTAATATGCTTCCCTGCATTCACCATGTGATGCCGCTTGTTTTGTTGTTATTCCATATTTTTTAGCACAAGCCTTCAAATGTTCATTCCATTCTTGATTATTTTTAACAGTTTTCTTTGGTTTCACTGTTAATGGTTTTGTTTTTCTTCTTTTTGTTTTTGATTTATTATTAGGACTTCTTGAACTAGAACGCGAAGTTGAACGGGACTTTGACGAAGAAAATGGCGAAATACGGTTAATGAGTGGAGAAATACGATTGATAATATCCATTTCTATATATTATATCTAGAATTTTTCTAAATATAATATGTTATTTTTCATATATCATGATTCGTTCATCCGTCTCTTTATGTTTTGTAACATGAACATCTTTATTAAACATATGTTGTTGCGATTTCAACGTAAAATATTTATCCGTTATTTTATTCATATCGCCTAATAAATCATAGGATTCATTCGTATTTTTAGAACCATAACCCGATAAAATATAACACATTTTTCCGCCGGGAATCAATACGTGATTACATAATTGTATCGTTTGCTCCCAATAACCAGCCAACCATTCTTCATATGTTTTATATACATCCGTGCTTTGGTTTTCACTCTCATATAATTCTAATTTATAATACGGTGGACTGAAAAATACTACATCAAAATGTTCTCTATATTTGGTTAAAAAATCTTCATTTTTATATAAGTTCTCTGATGGTTCGCAAAAAATAACAGTCTCTTTTTCTGGATAAAACTCTTTGGCGAATTCTTTGGTTTTCTTACATACATCCGGTATAACATCTGTTCCAACATATTCTTTTACCAATGGAGATTCTAAAAACCCATAACAATACGATGTCCATCCCAAGGTAGGTGTAAATATTTTGCTTCCTTTCAATTCCATTTCATTTAAAGAATATACTAAATAGGGATTCATAATGGACGCTCTGAAAAAATAAGAGGAAAATACGCTTCCTATACGGCCTTTTTCAATATAATGTGATGCGCTGGGTGTTAATAATTTATAATCGATGACTGAATGTATATATAAATCGTTCAACACATCTATAAATGAATGAATGTTCTCTATTCCCGATTTGGTATTTTGTAAAATATCTTTATAATGAATATTTCGAACAATATTTTTATATTTCAACTTGATGTTGTTATTCATTTCGTTATGTATCATCGGTTTATCTGTAATGTGTAATTTATTTTTATCGATGGATAATGATAATTTGTAAAAACGGGTTAAATAATTATTGCGTTTTTCAATGTTCTCTAATAACAATTTTATTTTTGATATATCAATTGTTTTTCGTTTCATATAATCGCTCAAATGTTCTTTTTTATTGCCGATTTTAACTTGTGCTATTCGTATAAATTCTTCCAATGTTTGTGGTTCTCGTATAAAAAGATTTAAAAATTCGGATAATTCTAAAAATTTCATTATTGTAAAATGATATTTTTATTTTGTTGCGATAACATATTTATCGACTAAATAAATAATAGGAGTTGATATTGTATTGTTTTTGATTGAATCATATGCGGTTTTATGTAAATGAACAATGTTCTCGTTATTCAACCATAACCATAGATTGTATACTATAAATAAACCAATCATAGCATATATATCTCTAGTTGAAGTAGCAATATTTCGTAAATTCCATAATGGATACACTTTAATACAGAGTTGAATGAGTATAAACAAAAAGATATAAATAATTGAATTATTGAAATAAATCATAGTTAACAACCTTAAAAGGTTATGCAATAATGCTAAAAATAACGCGATTTTTGGATTGTAACTGACTATTTTATATTCATACAACACATACCAAACAAAAATCCAATAGGAGAATACAAAATCGAACCTGGGTATCATATAAGATAATCGTAGATTTAAATTTACCGAGTTAGTTATTATTTTTAGACCCCCTAAAAAATCAAAAAATAAAGTGGTAGAGGTTTTCGAAAAATGGACATTTTAAAAATGTCCAATTTTGAAAAAGGGCCGATCACTTTTTTTTGGAAAAATGTGAATTTTAGATTTTGCAGTAAAATGCTGTAAATTACGTTTTTTTATTTTTCAATTGTTTGCATAAAATTTTTATTATTTTCTTTAAGAAAAGGTTTAGAGGCATGAAATTATTTCCACTAATAATATAAAATGGAAACAATTTCATGCCGAAAAATTAGAGTAAAAAAACCTTCTAAAAATATGGCTAATATACAATGTGAAATTGTAGAAAATGAACAAATACAAATTACAGCATATCAAGAATCGGCATTTTTGGAAATGTATTGGAAAGAAAAAAATGCCGCATATGTTTGCGAGCAGTGTAATTTTACGTGTACCAAAAAATCAAACTTTCAGGTTCATTTAAATACCAATAAACATAAAAATAAAAATACGCGTGAAAATAATTGTAATATTTGCAATAAAGTATTCGCAACCAACAGCGGGTTATGGAAACATCGACAAAAATGTGTTAGGCAACCGAGTGATGAACCACTAACTGAACCGAATAGTTCATCTATAAAAGAAACCGCTGTATGTGAAACGCAGGGAACAATGAATATAACGAATAATATTCCTATGAATTTGATATTGGAAGTTATCAAACAAAGTAAAGAAATTCAAAATGTTCTCATTGAACAAAATAAAGAATTACAAACCAAATTATTAGAAAAAGAAAATAAATTATTGGAACAAAATGAAGAGCATCATAAACAATTGGTTGAATTGGCCAAGAAACCCAGTATGGTGAACTCCAATAATCAGTTCAACTTGAATTTTTTCTTGAATGAAACTTGTAAGAATGCGATGAATATTCAAGATTTTATTAACTCTATTAAATTGACTACTCAAGATTTTGAAACCACCGGCCGCATTGGTTTTGTGGATGGTATTTCACGTATTTTTATCAATGAATTAAAACGTTTAGAAGTGGAACGACGTCCGGTTCATTGTACAGATATGAAAAGAGAAACCGTATATGTAAAAGACAATGATACATGGGAAAAAGAGAACCAAGAAAAGAAAAAACTTAAATGGGCAATTAATAGTATTGCTCAATTGAACTTGAACCAAGTTCAACAGTGGCAACAAGAGTATCCGGAATGTATAGAGAACAATACGAAAGCAAATACTAAATTCACTGAAATGGCGATGATAGCATTAGGCGGAGTGGGAGATGAACAAGAGGCAAAATTCCGAGACAAAATAATGAAAAATGTGCTCCGAGAAATCGTTATTACGAAAGATGTATAATATTAAAAAGCATATATAATAATAATTTTATTTATTCAAGTAAAATTATTATTTTCCAGTGTCACTATAAAAACAATAAAAAAATCAAAAAATAAAGTAGTAGAGGTTTTCGAAAAATGGACATTTTAAAAATGTCCAATTTTGAAAAAGGGCCGATCATTTTTTTTGGAAAAATGTGAAATTTTGATTTTGCAGGGATTTGCAGTAAAATTCGTTTTTTTGGAAAAATGTTGTTTGCATAATTTTTTTATTGAAAAATGATTTAGCGATAAAATTTAGGAATAAAATGTTTCCTCATTTTATAAACTGGAAACGAAAATTACAGAACAAAATATGAAAAAATATAGTTGTGAAATTTGTGATTATAACACGAGCAGACTGACTGATTATAATAAGCATATGTCTACTAATAAACATAAAAATGTCGTTTTAGGACAAAACGTTTCCAAATTGGAAACCGAAAAAGCCAATGAATATGTTTGTGAAAAATGTAATTATTCTACCACAGTATGTAGAGACTATAATAAACATTTATCTACTAAAAAACATTTAGATAACGAGGCAGGTAAAATGAAAGATGAAAATAAATGTAATTGTGGTAAAGTATTTGTAAATCGTAGTGGTTTATGGAAACATCGCCAAAAATGTTTAAACGACAATGTATTATCTGTAGTGAAAGACGTATCAAAAGAAAGTATTACCAATAATATTCCTATGAATTTGATATTAGAAGTTATCAAACAAAGTAAAGAAATACAAAATGTTCTCGTTGAGCAAAATAAAGAATTACAAAATAAATTATTAGAACAAAGTCAACAATTATTAGAAAAAGAAAATAAACTATTAGAAAAAGAAAACAAATTATGGGAACAAAATGAAGAGCATCATAAACAATTGGTTGAATTAGCGAAGAAGCCTAGTATAGTGAACTCGAATAATCAATTTAATTTAAATTTTTTCCTCAATGAAACCTGTAAGAATGCTATGAATATTCAAGATTTTATCAATTCAATAAAACTAACCACTCAAGATTTTGAAACCACCGGCCGAATTGGTTTTGTAGATGGTATTTCTCGTATTTTCATCAATGAATTAAAACGATTAGAAGTAGAACGTCGTCCGGTTCATTGTACAGATGTAAAACGTGAAACTGTGTATGTAAAAGATAATGATACGTGGGAGAAAGAGAACCAAGAAAAGAAAAAATTAAAATGGGCCATTAATAGTATTGCCCAATTAAATTTAAATCAAGTTCAAGAGTGGCAACAAGAATATCCAGAATGTAGAGAGAACAATACAACAGCGAATACCAAATTTACCGAGATGGCGATGGTAGCATTAGGTGGGTTTGGAGATGAACAAGAAGAAAAATTCCGAGACAAAATCATGAAAAATGTGATGCGGGAAATTATATTAGATAAAAAATAAAATTATATTCCAAGATATTTTGGAATATAATTTATGCGTTAGGTAAAAAATGTTTATTCATAAACTTTTGTATAGTGAAATGAGTTAATTCCACATTTTTAGATTCTTCTCCTAATAATTTTTGAAGACGTTCATCTGGTATTAAAATCTTTTTATTTTCTGGATTTTTTAAATTATTTTCAGAAATATAACTCATCAAAAATTGAGTTACTTGGGTTCTAGCCCGCTTGCTACCTTTTTCACAACCCATGAAATCACATAATTCATCACTAATTGTTACTGGTAAAGCAAACCCGGACTTTTTACGAGGTTTTTTTTGTTTGGTTTCTTTTTTCAAATAACTTTTCACAAATTTATTGATTAGTTTCTCAAATGTTCTAATCTCTTTGTTAATATCATCTAGCGAATTTTTCTGTTCTGAAATTTTATCGCGGATAAGGTCAAATTTTGCGATTAATTTGGTTAAATTAGCTGGTAAAATATCGGTTGTTTCGTCATTTTCAGGTTCAGTTGTATCCTCTATACGCTGAATGTTTTCCATTACAAATATATACTACATAATTAGTATATATTTATATTGTTTTTTATATTATATTGAAATCATTTCTACTATATGAGATTTATGCTTGAGATTCAGGTCTTGGACCACGGCCTCCTCTTCCGCGGCCTCCTCTTCCTCCACGACCATCAGATGGACGTCTGCGATGAACAGTTGTAAAACCGTCTTCGCTAGTTTGGGTGACTGGTTGGTCCGGTTGAATACGGTATTTGCGGAATGGCTTTGCTTCACCCTCAATTACTGGGCGGTTGGAAACGCGGGTTTCACACATTAGTTTACCTCCCTTAATACCAGTAATATTGGTTGCTTGGAATTCGTGTTTCTCACTGGTAGTTTTTTCTAGGTTGAATTCAACATATTCACCTTGAACTAAATATTTATATTGAGAGTTAGCTACACGAATGGCTGAATAATGAATAAAAATATCTTTATTTGATTGTTCGCCTTCAGTTACAGTAATAAAACCATAACCAGATTTGTTATTAAACCATTTTACTTGACCTACAAGTCGTGGAGATGTTTCAGAGGATAAATCTTGTGTATTACTCATTGTATTACGCAATATACATATACATACACCAATTTTTTATATGGTTTTTACAAATAATTGTTTTATTCGTTCATATAACGGTTCTTCCTCAAACTTGATAGAATAGCAATAGCGTATATAATTCATAAAAACCGGGTGTATTTCGGAATATAATTTATCCAAGTTCTCTAATGATTTTAAATTTTTGCGTAATATATTGGTAGGATGTTGTATATGAGTTTCAGTATAACCCATTGTATGATTAGGTTCTCTTTGTTTTTCCCAAGGAAGTGTTTCATATAATAAATATAAATAAATATAACCGATAGATATCAAATCGTCGCGGCGTGATGGTTCGCATCCATTATGAACATGATAACTAACAAATTTAGGTGTTCCAATAATATTGTCGTAATTACAGAATGGAATATGTTGTTTTTCATCTTGAATATAAAAGGAAGAGAACCCAAAATCAATGAGGAAAATTTCTCCTTCCTTGACCATAAAATTATCGGGTTTAATATCACGATGTAAAACATATTTTTCGTGGATACTTTCTATGATTTGTAAACATTGAAGCATGATTCGAGAAATCTTTTCAGTGGTCAATACATTTTTTTTACAATATTCTTGTAGTGAACATTCATATAAAGGCATAACAATAGATAAATATTTATCATATGCACCATACCAATATATACAAGGAATACTGCGGCAACCCTGATTATATAAGTAATTCAATATATTTGTTTCCGATTTTAATAATTTGATAGGAGAACTTAATGATTCTAATTTAATCGCGACAGGTTCTCTTGTTTTTTTATTATATCCTTTCATTACACTTCCGAACTGTCCTTTGCCTATTATTTTTTCTACAATATATTTGTTATGAATTACGATTTCCATGTATTCAATTTGTGGTATAGTTGTATATTAGTAGAACGATTTTTTTATTTTCTTTCGTGAATATCTATAGATATTATAATGAAACAATATTTATTTCATATAGAAAACGCGATGGACCATATAAAAAAACCAGTGTATATTACTGGTTTAGTAATAATATATATCATTTATATTCTCGCATATTTAGGATTGGTCAATTATAATACAAGTATAGTTGATTATTTGAATATAGGGATTCAATTATTTGTCGCGTTATTTTTGATGATAAAATTCCATCCATACAGAAAACATGAATTAAGAGAATTCGACGCACAAATTATATTTGGGTGTGCTATGTTTTTATTAGTCAATTTGGGTTTGACCGAATATTTTGAACGTTTTACGAAAAATATTGTTAACAAAATAGAATTAAAATTTAATCAATAATATTATAAAATGACTACTGATAAAATAAATGTTCAAGAAATATTTGATAATGCGATGAGAGATCCAACCCTCTTTTCAACCATTGATATAGAGAACCTATTGAGCTCAATCGAAAATGAAAAAAACGATTATTTAGAAAATAAAACGATGAATGATATAACCAACGATATATATGAAACGATTTGCGAATTGAATATAAGAACAGATATAGTGAAATCTATGTGTGAAAAACTGATAGGATATAGGCACGTGGATGAAATACATGAATTACATAAAGGGAAACATATACGGTGGATAAGAATGACGAATAAAACGAATTTAACCAATGGAGGTATCGTAGTCAATATCAAATTTTTAGATAATGGGACGCACGTAGTATGTAAAAATTCGCAACATTTTTTCAACCAAATAAAGTTTGATGAATGTATTATTTTCCAAAAAATGACTGTAGAAGAACAATTAATATTAATGGCGTATGAGAACCTGAAATAATCATATATTTTTACGTGTATTCTTTCCTACTACACGCAAACATCTTTTCCGTGTTTTATTTGAACGTTGAGTCAAATAAAAGAACTCTTTCACATGATACATCATTTTCTGGGCAACGAAAATATCGACCTCATTATTTTTATTTGATGGGATACGAGAACCATTATTTAATTCAAACCAATCCATCATAAATTCACGAAAATGATTGGTATTATCGAAATGTTTAGATAATTCCTCTCCAGTATTCGATATAAGAAACCGTTGAATGATAGTATCTGCGGAGAGTGAGTGATAATAACTACGCGGTTTTATATAATATACTTTTTCGTGTATCATATCTTTAAAAGTATTATTATCAATAAAACATAATTCGGTTGTTTTGGGTAATAATGTGCAGTTAATAAAATCATTGTGTGTTTTTTCGTGGGTCGTTCGATTCACTTCAATGACCTTATTATTAATTTTAAATGCTTGGATAATATTATCAAATAAATCATCTTTTAAATTCAATTTATATTTAAAATAATTCGTGATATATTGAACCCAAGGTGGATTACACGTATTGTTCGTATAGACATAAATTTTATCACATAATCCTTTTTTCTTTTTGATGTATAAGTAATCTAATATATTGAAGATACCGAAACGTATGAATTCAGGGTATAAATCAAGTAATTTATTAAATTCGGATTGTTGTTCTTCCATCGTATATAAAGGTTCTTTACGCACTTTATTTATGCCGTTCCATAATACGTATAAATCAGCGAAAGAACCGAGTGTTTCATCTAAATCAAATACAAATGCCTTGATATATTTTTTTATATATTGTTTTTGAAAACATTTTCCTTTGTAAATTTGTAATTGTTTGTAATCATTTTTGGAGGAAAACATACATAAATTGTGATATAATATATATATATTATATCAAACAACAAATTTTTTATCGTCCAGTTGTGCCGCCGGTAGAACCAAATCCGCCTGAACCGCGCGACGTATTCGATAATTCTTCTTCAAATACTAAACCTACAAACACTCTACAAAGCGTAGGATGGCATATTTGTAATAAACGGGTATTTTTTTCTAATACATATTCACTTTCGTTATTGATGTTTAACCATCTGAGCGCACCAATAAGTGAACCGCGATATCCACAATCAATAATGCCTGTATGATTCGCTAACATAAGAGGCGTTTTCGACATACTTGAACGTGGATGAACATTAAAAGCAGAGGGAGTGTAAGTATTATTTTCAAAATAAACCATTTCGGTTTTAATTTGTAAGTCTACGAATTTCGTTTCATATTTTTTATCAAATGTTATATTTTTTGGAATGAATAAATCAAAACCAGAATTAGGATAAGGGTCATATTTCATAGTATTATTATGGGTTGTTATAATGTCTTTATACATATTGATTAATTCTTCGTTGTCTTGATTTACGTATAATTTTAAAAAAGCGAATTTCTGTAAACCATCGTGTAATAGATTTTCATTTTCAGATAAAAAATCGTTTATAGCTCGTTCGCCAATCGTCATTCTATGTATTATATACAGCGCAACCTTTATACCTTTTATTCTATTTAGCGTAAAAATAGAAAAATATATGTATAAATATATAGAAATGGATACTGTTAAGATATCTCACGAAAAGCCAGTAGAAGTCAAGGAGGTAGCCCCTGTTGTTGAAACGATGGAGAGAGAACCAGTGAAAAAGTGTTGCGTATTAAGTCCAAAAGTTAGAACTGGATGTCATTATTGTGTTCGTTGTTGGTCATTATCATTAAACGGTGTAGAAGGATGCTGTTCTATTCTATCTGCTAGTTGTATCGTGCTAAGTAATTTAGCTATCGGATGCAATAAATGTTTAGAACAATTGGATTGCGATGGTCATTAAGCTTCAAAAAATTACATGTATCAATATCTACATGTAATTACATATTCATTTGTTTGAATTTTTTCCAGGATACTTCCTTACCATTATTTATTTGGAGACGTTCGTGTTCGTGTTCTTTATCAATATTGTCTGCGCGTTTTATCGCCGAATCAATATATAATTCTTTTAAAAATTTGCCGACTAGCACCGAACCTTCGTGTTGGTCAACTTGTTCATCTTCAATCATTTTCAAAATCATCAAGATTTTGGTCATAATACGTAAATCCAACTCGTCTTTCAATAATTTGTTGAAAATATCAGTGTAGTTATTGAATAAGAAAGAACATTCTTGTTGACTAACCGTAGTAAATTCGTCGAAATTGCTTTTATATAAGGCGGCATTCGATTTTTTTAGTTCATTCATTTTGCGAATATCATTGCGGATGAGTACGGAATGCTTTAATTTACGAATATTTTCGGTGTTATTTTCACATTGACTTTCGTCAATTAGGCGTTTCAAGTCAAGACTTTCTTTACCGTTCATGAGGAATATATATTATAAAGATATTCTTTTATGTATTTTATCATTAAAAAATATATTCATTCTATTTATTTAGAACATTATGGAAAATTCAGAAATAGCACGCAAAATACCAACATTATCAGAAAGAATGAAAAATGGATTATTACTTATATTATCGTTCTCCTTCGTATTTTATATGTATGGAAAATATGATTTATCATTTGCTGAATACTTGAAAAACGCGTTTTCAAAAGCGGAAGAATATGTGAAAACGACATTCTATAAATTATGGTTAAATATGAAGATGCGAGGAAATGCGATAAAAGTGAATTACAATGATTATGATAATATTTTCGATAATTCTTTGGATATAGATTTCGAAACGGCATAAGAGAACTTTTAGGCAAAAAACAATCATTTTGTGAAGAAAAATATCTAACAAATAAATATATTGATATATGAAATTCAATACCAATTTAGTAATAGCCGCCGTAGTTTTTGTATTTGTAGTATTATTTTCAATTGGGTGCTCTTGCACAAAAGTAAGCCCATACTACAAGGATAATTTATTCCCAAAATATTTTAAGTATGAAGCATTCGAACCAATGAAGGATGAAAAAAAATCATTCGCATCATGGGTTTCTGGAAATGCCGAAGTAAAACCTGCGGAACCAGTGAAAGTAGAAGGTTTCCAAGGTCTTCAAAGTGCTCCTTTTGAAGTTCAAGGAGTGATTGATGTTTTTTCACAAGCACAAGGAAGTTCTACCTGCCCATCATCTCAATATACAAATTCAATGGGATTTTTATGTTTAGATGAAAAACAAAAAGCACTTTTAACCACTCGTGGAGGAAATGCTAGTGGAAAGGAAATGGAATTAGGACCACAATAAATATTTCAAAATCATAACTATTTGAAATATTTTCTATCATAATGTATAATGGAACACGAATATATATCATATATAATAAAATTAAATGGTATATATGATATAATGTGTGCTATTTCAATATTGAAATGGGTCTCTATTCCATATATCAAAGATTTACATTTGTCGATGATAAAAGAAAAGCAGAATATATTATTAGAACGTTTTTTCGCTTATTGGATATTCACGTATGGAATAATACGATTATCCAATAATTATTTGTTAATTACATATTCATATCTAATCGAAGCATTTGTTTTCGCATATGAATATTATCAAGGAACAGTGTATCAAGAAAAAACGATATTTGTAATTATAACTTCAATAATATTCGCATATTTAACATATCAATCTATTCAATAGATTATTTGGTACTATATGGACATTCTTCCAAACCGATAGCTATATTGGCTAATTTATCGGCATTCGCATTTCCAATTGAATGAATATCGGTATTATCGGTATGCGCACGTATATGGTGAAAACGAATATTTGTTTTGTTTTTATATAATTCATATACGGTTTTCACCAAATCTTTATTAGGTATCTCCATCGTCCATTTTTTTCGTTCACATTTCTCGCCATACGTAGACACGCATTTAATTGCGTATTCTGAATCGGAAAAGATTACAATTTTTTTTCCAATGATTACATCGGTTGCTATGAGAGGATAAGTTTCTATAATAGCGGTTAATTCAGCTACATTATTTGTTTGTTTTCCTGTAATTTTTTTAGATAAATTGCGCGGGTCATTTTCACCAAAATAAATACCTATGCCTGCGTTGGCGGTTTTTCTACCATTATTTGAACACGCACCATCGGTATATACGCAATAATCGGGTGTAAAATCAAATTGTGGGGTTTCGACCACTGGTTCACCAATAACTCCCGGCGTATTTATACTAATAAAGAATTCGGCTTCGGGACGTGTCGCAAATTTTTTATATATCGGTTTTTTATAACCTTTCACTGAATCATAACATTCTGCCCAAGTGAGAAAAATACCTGGAGTTCTTCCATTTGCTACTGCGTAAAACATTTTATATACTATACTACTATTTTTATGTATTTACATGATACATAAAAATTTATTTCTTCAATTTTACATGTGTTTACCTGGTATGCCTGGTAAATTTGACGGGTTTTTATCATTGGGAAGGTCATTGGGCCCTTCATTCGTATTCGTAGATGTAAAAGGAAATCCTTGTTCCGCGCAATAGTCAAAATCCCACGTATCATAGGTATAAGGCAAATCATCACTCCAAGGATGAATAAAATCATAGAAATCTTTGTTGGTATATTCTTCGTTTGTATTCAAAAAATTGGAGAATTCTAAAACATCATCTTCATTATGACCATCACAAATAACATCTAGAGTACATGTGGGCAATGTTAAATCTCCCGCACCCGCAACATTCGACCAATCGCAAATTCCGTTTAAATAAGCCGCGCCTGAAGCTTTATTATATTCGGTAAACGCCCACGTTTCGTCAAAATTTGTAATCGTTCCTTGTGAAATCATGATTCGTTTTGCGCCGAATAAACGTTCTAATTGTCCGTGAAGTGGCCAAAAAGTAGGGTCAAATGCGGCGGCAGAAGAAAACATTTCACCAGCGATACCAGGGTCTTCTACTGCGCGCAATACTTTTAAAAATAATTCGTCATCCGCATTCTTCAATTGATTTTCCAACGCATAATATACATTGGTGGATTTTAAAATAGTTTCAGCTCCATATTCATCAATATACTGTTGTGGAATGGAACATTTACAAGGACTTCCATAAGAACAAATATCTGGGCAACGGGTATAACCCATACGCCATAACACTTTGAAAAACAATAATTTATCGGGTTTTTGAACCATTGTAATGTCTTCATCGTTGAATAACCCTCCATCGCCCCAAGCACCGCCTATTAAAATATGAACTGGACCATGGGTTTCACCGTTTGAACAATCATTTAAATCAGCCAAGGTGTCGCTTTTAAAACAAGATTGTAAAATAGAACAATCGGGCATAGTTTCATATTGGGTCATAGAATAAGTTTTATTATGACGACCGAGTTCTTGGAATGGATTATTGTTCCAAGGACTACGCATATGGCCAAAACCGTTTATATATGGATTCAATGAACCGGTCTCTTGAATACTCCATTCAGAGTAATCGTCGCCATCTGGAACGATTAAACCATCCCAACGACCACCATCATCTATTTTATGTTCCGCATTGGTAGGACTAGACATTCCAAACCAATCCGCGTCGAAAATAGGAGAATCGGCCCAATGGTCATACAAATAAGTATCCATACCATATTCCCAATAAGGGTTTGCGATTGCGGGGTTGATTGATTGAAGACTTTGTTCAAATTCTAATGTGAAGGCCATATGATGGGTTATAATACCAGCGCCGTCGTGCCAGTGGTCGCAATCCGTAGTTCCCGCACCAGTTAAATGTTTATAAGAAAAATATTCCGCAGTGTGAAATTTAGAGCCATATAATTTTTGTCCTTCTGTTTCACTAAGAGAATATAATAATTCTAATGCGTCGAAAAAAGTTTCGCGGTCTTCATCCGAAAGACTGCGAATTTCGCGACGAACATACTTGACCGCTAATTTAAATTCATATGTGTATATGGTATTGACCGCTAATTTGGATGATATATATACGGTAGCATCATAAACGCCCGTGTTATTCAACATAATCTGTTGTTGGTCCCCATAATAATATTGGTTGGCGATATTCCAAGAAACAATATAATCGGTTAAATCAATTGTTTTATCGGAAATAGAAAAAGAATCAATAGAAAACAACTGTTTTTTATATGGTTCGGCAACGGCGTCCCATGGTAAATCAGCCAAAGTTTGAATTGTTCCATAGGTAGGGTCTTCAACAAGTATACTGATTGAATAATCTGTGGAGGAAACACCGTTTAAATCATTTATAATATTCGTAGAAGTAGATGCGAATAATGTGTTCGCAATGTTTGTTTTGCTATAATTGCGAGTACAAATGGTAATGAAAGAAGTCATAACAAATACTGAACAACATATTTTCATCATGGTAGAAAACATATTGAACGAATTTGTTTTTTCTTGGGTTTTATTGATGTTTATTTCATTTTCTATGGAGTGATACATTCTATATAATAGACGGAGAAATCTTTATATTTTATTGTAATTTAGTAAATAATTATATACATATATTATAAGTTTACTTATTCAAGATATAAATTGATGAATTGGCCATATGATGACGATGAATACAGCAGTTCTGATGATTACCATGATTGCGATGGCGACGATGATTGTTTGTATATGGAACCAAGATATAATTCGATGAAATCATATCACGATGATGATGACGATGGAGAGAGAAGTTCTGAGGATGATACAATGAATGGTACAACTAAGTTCGATAAACGTTTATCAAATGACACTCGTACGTTAAGGCGCACTATAATAGAAAGACCAGCGAGGATAAATACTCGTTCTGTAACTCGTCCTCGTAGGTCAACCCGGGATATTAAAGAAAGAGAATTCTTAACGGTAGCAGAAACACCAAAAAAACCCAGTAAACCGAAACATAAGGATTCCTCAAAATTATCACAAAGAACTGGTATAATGTTAATATTAAAACAAATGGCTGCTATGTTAAAAGCTGGTGATAGCATATACCTTATTGCGGAATATCTTAATAGTTCAGTTGATGAGTATCGTGAAAAATTCACAGGTAAAACCGCAGACAAAGAATGTTCAGAGGCATCAAAAAATTCAATAGAAAAAGATAGTCCTGCAAAAAATTATAAAGATAAACATAAACGTAAAGAATTGAGAAATAATAATAATATAGCGTTTGATGATAGTGAACTTATACGTGAATCTGATATTAAAATATTAGAATTGAAACCACCAGTAAAAACATTCAATTATGCGAAACCTGAAGGAATTAGCGGCAATAAAAAAGTTAAAATACCGTTCAATGCTACGCGTAAAGGATATTGCGGAGATTGTTGGTTATGTGGTTTAAAAGTATATTTTTATTCTAATAGAGAATTTATTACTAGTTGTGGTCAATGTGAACATATTGGTGGTATTGTTGCTTCAATATTAACTGGTATGTTAACATCTTCAATGAAAGATGAAAGTGTATATAATTATGGTAGTTCTCATGTACATTGTAATCAAAAAAAATCAGATACAATATCTATGAAATTTGATATAAGAACGAACACTTGGATAACAGATGATTGTGGTATTAACAATATAGTAGACGATATATTAGGTAGCGATATACACGCAACAGAATATGACCCAGAATTTATAAAATCATTCACAACATTAAGTGAATCTAATATGAAAACTAGAATAAAACGTTATACAAAAATTTGGTGTCAACACGCAAATAATATTATTATAAAAGCAGGACCTAGCAAAACTGATTTTTCAAAAAAAATATTAAATATAATAAAGTATACATATGATAAAGTACAACATAAATTTGATGTTATTCATGGCGGAGGTCCTGATTCTGAAGATTCAGAAGTATTCAAATTGATTGATTTAAAAGGATTTGAGATAGATAGTAATATAAATGATGAAAATGTTGAAGATATACTAAATGAATTGCGTGAAAATCCATTATTCTATGAATTATTAAATAATTTAATTAAAGCAATTAATGAAACACTAATAGAACACTATGATTTTACACCTGAAATGATAGATGAATTAAGTTATAGTAATGAAACTGAATACCCAATAGCTCAATACCCAATAGCTCAATACCCAACGACTCAATACCCAATAGCTCAATACCCAACGACTCAATACCCAATAGCTCAATACCCAACGAATGATTTTTATAAAAAATATGAGCCAATAAACAATATTTTTGATTTTCCACGAGAAGATTTTAATTCAAATAATTTAATATCAGTTTATGGTGGAAAACAAAATAATAAAAGACGAACAAAAAGACGAACAAAAAAACAAAATAATAAAAGACGAACAAAAAGACAAAGGAAAACGAAAGTATAGTGTGCACAAATCTTTATATTTTATGTAAAAATAAAGATTTATTTTATTTGTTTAATGATTAGATGACATGATAATGGTTCGGTTAGAGCACCAGTCGCAGCATCTACTTTTAATCCACCTGAGGTTGCGGATGAAGGATTGTTTATAGACAACACGGATGAAACTCCATCAGGTGTGGAAACAATAGACATACCAACAACTTGCCCACCTCCTGATTTACCTACAATCGTCATTAATTGTTCAATACCATTCAATACAACGACCAATTCGCCTGTATTTTGAATAGTCACTTGGAAAGTTATTTCAAATACACTATTTGCGGGTAATAAAAATTCGGTTGGACTTGTTCCAGATAATCGTTGTATAGTACCATATGGATTTATAGCAGGACTAGGAAAATGAATAGAATCGCCAGGTTCAATATCAAGCGGATTATCATTCACTTCCCCTGGTTTGCCGCTCATTAATCCATAGAAATCAGCGAAATTTGGAGTAAACGAAGAGCCTGTTGGTCCAGCAGCACCTGTATCGCCCTTATCTCCTTTCGGACCAATATCGCCAGCGTCACCTTTATCTCCTTTCGGACCAGTATCGCCTTTCGGACCAGTATAACCCACATCTCCTTTATTACCAGTAGCACCCGTATCTCCTTTTGGGCCAGTTGCACCTGTATCGCCCTTATCTCCTTTATGACCAGTAGCTCCAGTATCACCCTTTGGGCCAGGACAACCGTCAGGACCAGTATCACCTTTATGACCAGGGCAACCAGTATCACCCTTTGGACCAGGGCAACCGTGAGGACCTGTATCGCCTTTAGGACCAGGACATCCAGGTTCACCAGGGGAACCACGCGGACCTGTATGCCCACGAGGACCAGGACAACCATCTTTACCATCACGCCCATCACATCCGTCTTTACCATCGCAACCATCTTCACCGTCTTTACCATCACGTCCATCTTCGCCATCACAACCATCTTGACCATCTTCTCCGTCTTTTCCATCGCGACCATCTTGACCATCTTCTCCGTCTTTTCCATCACGACCATCTTTACCATTGCGGCCATCACGACCATCTTCACCATTACACCCGTCTTCACCGTCTTTTCCATCTTTACCGTCCTTACCATCGCGACCATCACGGCCATCTTCGCCGTCCTTGCCGTTTTCGCCGTCTTTACCATCACGACCATCTTTACCGTCGCGACCACATTTACCGTCTTTTCCATTTTCGCCATCTTTTCCATCTTTACCATCTAACCCGTTCTTACCATCTTTACCATCACGACATTTTTTCACTTGTTTATCATCGCGAGATTTTTTTTCATATTTACAAGAAGTGGTTTTACATGAATCATTCTTTTTTTTATTCTCACAACTGCGAGAACTTTCGTCATCTGAATAATAACAATCGTTTTTAGGCATATAATACAAGTATTATATATTTTGTATCCATATATAAAAAAATGCGAATAAAATAATTGCTACACCATAAATGGAGCGATACAAAACTACAATTTGTAATTATAACTCTACAAATTTGAGTATGTAATAACCAATAAGCCTGCTGTCGTAGAAGCAAGTATAAAAAATAAAATAAGAAGGAAACATTTAGAATCGTTATAGAACTGACGACTACATAAGTATGTTTCACTTAGACAAGTATCTTTTGTATTACTCTGATTATCAAGTACTAAATTTATTTTAGTGGAATCTGCGTATATCAAATCATAAGGAATACTGTCGCAATCTTCTTCTTCAATGTTTGGAATAAGTAAATCTTGTATCATATATCTATAATGATATTATTCCACCAATGAAAAAAGTCTTTATTTATACTTTTTCTTTACAAAATAAATCTATAATCTAACAATACATAGCCAACATGCTTTGACTTTGATATTCTTCATTCTTTATTAATATATCTACTACTTTTCTAGTTACAATCATTGGGAATTTCACTTCCAAATCCATTTCTTTATCGAATATTTTGGCGTCAGGTTTTACTAATCTGAATAAATTCAACTTCGTATGAATAATTTCCAAACATCTTTTTAAATTACGAACACCTGATTCATTTTGAGTTAATGATTGACTAGAAGCAATATAGGTAATCGTATCATCAGGAATAATAACATCTTCACTACCGAAATTGACCTGTTCGCGTATTTTAGTCAATAAATAATCACGTGCGATAATAAGCTTTTCCTTTGAGTCATAACCTTTGGTTTGAATACGATACATTCTGTCTCTTAAAATAGGATTTACGCGGCTCTCATCATTATAACTGAATATGAATAAACATTTGCTCAAATCGAAATCAATGTCGGAGAAATATTTATCGTGGAATTGTGTGTTTTGCGAACTATCTATTAAGTGAGTTAAAATGCCGACAATTTCTTCGCCTCTTGGAGTATCACTGATTTTATCTAACTCATCAAAGTAAATGACTGGATTCATACATTTACTATCAATTAAGATTTGGACAATTTTACCCCAAGAACTACCTTCATAAGTATAACCATGACCTTCTAAGAAACTACTATCGCCAGTTCCACCGAGCGCAATAAACGCGAATTCTCTACCTAATATTTTACTGATGCCTTCTTTCACAAGTGAAGTCTTACCTGTTCCTGGAGGGCCTTTTATAGCAATGGCTGAACCTAATGAGCCAGGGTTCGCAACCCATTGGCCAACTAGCTGCATAATTTGTAATTTTGCGTCATTTAAACCATAGACACAATTATCTAATGTCTTTTTCGCATTGGTCATAAATTCATTACACGCATCTAATCCGTCATTCATCGTAATCGATAAATTTTTATTGATTCCGAATGGTATTTTCATAAATGTATCGACCCAATTTTTGATTTTATAGTATTCAGATTCACCTGGTTCCATAGATTTCAATACGTTTAATTTTTGTAATGCGATGGCTTTGAATTTCGCAGGCATTTTACTTTCTAATAAAGATAATCGGTAAGGCTTTTCAATATTCACATGTTTGTTGATTTCTTTTAAATCCTTCATAATTTTCAATTGTTCTTTATTCGATAATTTTTTCTTGAAATAATCAACTTCATTGGTATTTTTATTGTCGTCGTGAATTAATTTATGATAATGTTTGGCGTTCTTAATACGAGCTTTCTTTACCATTTTTTTGATTGATTTATCACAATCGTTAATCGCATTAATTAAAATTTTACTCTTAGGTTTCTTTTTCAATTGAGCGGTTAATGATTTTTTGGTTTCAACCAAATCCAAGTATTCTTGTTCGATATCAGTCATCTCCTGTTCCTTTTTATCTTCAGAACTACTTTCGGATTTGTTATGTTTTTTAGATTTTTTCTTATCTGTTTTCTTATCTTTTTTAGTTGGATTTTCAACGACTTCGTAATTTTCCTTCATAAACGTTTTTTCATCATCACTATCACAATCGACGTCATCACCATCGTCATTGTATTCATCTTCAAACGCTTCATAATATTCATCATTATTGCCGCCGCCAATTGTAAAGACAATATCTATTTTTTTATCGTCTTCTTCTGCGTCTTCCGAATCATATTCACTATCGTCTTCGTCATCACTATAATATTCTTCTTCATCGTCAGAATCTTCACTTTCGCTTTCTTCTTTGCGAGACTTTTTCGATTTCTTGGAAGATTTTTTGGATTTGTCTGCTTTTTTAGACTTTTTCGATTTTTCTTCTTTTTCTTTTTGTTTTTGTAATTTTAATTTTTCTTTGGAATATTTTGATGGAAACATATTTGATACGACTTCTAATAATTTAGATTTGCTTAATACGACTTCTTCTTCGTCATCGTCTTCTTCATCTTCTTCATAATCGTCTTCGTCGTCTTCCGTTTCAGTATCTTCACTTCCTAAGGTTTCTTCATCATCATCTTCACTGTCTGATTCGATAATTTTTTTATTTTTTTTGTTTTTATTTGATTTTTGTGGTGGTTGATAACTAGAATCACTGGTATCGGAATCCTCTTCGGAAAGGGTCTCTTCCTCATAATCCATTTCGTTATCACTATCATCACTGTCTTTATTTTTTTTTAAATTTTTCTTTTTGTCTGCGTTTTTCTTATCGTTCTTGCTGGTGAATTTGATAGGCATCTTTCAAGTTGTGTGTTATAAAGTAAGTTTACTAGAATATGTTTAAGTTGGTTAACTTTGATTATTCATAAAAAAAGAAATCAATTTTTTACGAAAATACATTTAGTAAAAATAATATTTTAATATTTTATAATATGAAAAATAAAAGAAAAACATCAATCAAGAAACAAATGGGTGGAGAAATAAAGAGATACGATAATGGAAATTATTATGAGGGTGATTTAGATGATACTGGTGAAAGGCACGGACAAGGAAAAATGGTATATGTAAATGGTGATGTATATGACGGTAATTGGTTCTATAATGAAAGGCGGGGACAAGGAAAAATGAAATATAAAAATGGTGATGTATATGACGGTCAATGGTCGAAAAATAGCAAGCACGGAGAAGGAAAAATGGAATATAAAAAAGATGATGTATATCACGTATATCACGGTCAATGGTCGAATGATAACAGGCACGGACAAGGAAAGATGGAATATAAAAATGGTGATGTATATGACGGTGAATGGTATATGGATTCTATAATAGAAGGAAAGATGGTATATGCGAATGGTGATGTATATGACGGTGAATGGCGGTCAAATAAGAAGAACGGAAAAGGAAAAATGGTATATGCAAATGGTGATGTATATGACGGTGTATGGGTGTATGGTAGACCTGAAACAGAAGAAGAAAAAGCTAAAAGACAAGCACGAGAAAAAGAAGAAGAAGAAAGAGAAAAAAAACGACAAGAAAGACAAAAAGAACGAGAAGAAAGAGAAAAACGAGAAAAAAAACAAGAACAAGAAAAAAAACCAGAACAAGAAAAAAAACCAGAAGAACCAGAAAAAAAACGAGCAGAACGAGAAGAACCAAAAATACCAGACGGTGAGAAATGCCCTGCGAAATATTACACTGATGCCTATATAGAGAGTTGCGACCGTGTTAAAGAAGATGAACGAAAAAAAGAATACCGAAAACTTGCGCTCGTTCTTCATCCAGATAAAAATAAATGCGAAGACGGTAATAAAATTCCTGATGAAAAAATGAAGATACTTAATAAAAATAAATGTGGCACAGAAAAGAAAGGTGGTAAAACATACAAGAAGAATTCACAGAAGAATAAAACTAAAAAAAGGAAGTCTCATAATTAGATCGAGTAAAAATAAAAATGAGAAAAATATATAAATACCGAATATGTGTATTCGTTATTTATACCAAGTTGGCTTTTCGCGTTTTTTCCACGAAGCAATTTTTTGTTTATCGGGTGTTTGATAATATTTGCGATAAGATTCAATCGCATCCAGGGATTTACATTCAACAGGCATAGCCAATGCGAATGGTGTTAACCCTTTTTGTGGAAATTTATCTGCGGTTGGTGCATATTTGCGTAAATAAGTAGCGACAATATATGATTTATGTTGTTTATCCGAAGGATGATCATATCGATATTTCCATTCATTATGCATGGCTTCCACTAAATCCAATGTCCACATATAATTTTCTAAGGATGTTCGCATCCAAATAGTAACCGGGTGATTTTTATGTGCGATTTTATATAATTTAATTTCATTTTGTATTTCGTTGTCGGGGTCGATAACTTGTATTGTGGTACATAACATTTGAACAGCTTCTAATAAAATTTTGGAAACGTGTTTATCAAACATGCATTCGGCACATTCTTGAAAATTTAAAGATAAGATGAATAAGTTCATTGTTGGAGGTTTTTGATATTATTTTGGTTGTTTATTTTGTAAAATGGTGAAATAGACAATTCAATTTTTAGGGGAAACGTAGTTTCCCCTATGACCCCTTCCGTTTCTCTTGTGAAAAGTTGTGAAATGGTTTGTGTAATTGTGATGATTATGATTTTGTTTTTATTGGTAAAAAAATCGTTAAAAAAGATATTGGTATCCAAAATATGGTAGCCTCACTTTTTTATTTGTTGTTTACAATAATAAATTATATCTTGGTGTATTTTATTTTTATATTATTAAATCGCGTATTCCAATTGTTCTTCGCGTACAAACAGTGTATCGTGTACAAATGCTGTATTCAAATCATAAGTTATACATTCCGTTCTATCATTTATCATACTCATTAAATTATTAACTCTAGGAAGTCCTTCTCCAGGATTAAAATTGCTAATAATAGCGCGCATTTTTTCAAAAACACTTCTTTCTATAAGAGATAACTCTTCTTGAGAATCATCATACTCTTCGTGTTCCAATAGAAGAACTTTTACCAAATCCTCCACTGTAATATCGTCTAACAGTTTATCGACAATAAATTCGGCAGATGGTCTGGGTGGTGCGTCGCGTATGCGCTCTCTAATGTCTTCATCCTCTTCTTCTAGGTCTTCTTGTTCATGGGTGTCTCCATGAATATTATTCATAAAGAAACGGAAACCACGTAGAGAGTAGTCATCAAACATATCATAATCGTCTTCATCTTCGTAATCGCTATCAGTTTCGTCATCATCATCCTCTTCTTCCTCTTCATCCTTTATTTGTTCAGCCATAGCCGTTCGGCAATAAGGGCATCCAAACCCATTATGGGATACAGAAGTCATCAAACAATTCGTATGGAAACAATGTCCACATTCAGTAGTAACACAGTTTTTATTGAAGTCAATGATTTCCATACAAATAGGGCATTCTTTTTGGGTACTCATTTTCGTAAGTTTTAGTTCTAGTTCTTGGTAGTTTTTGGTGTATACATTTACATTATCATAAAAAGTAATTCAATTTTTTAGTAGGTAGGGAAACTACGTTTCCCCTACGACCCCTTCCATTTCTCTTGTGAGATTATGATTTTGTTTTTAATGGTGTAAATTTATAATGGACATTTGAAATATGTAAATGTGAGAAGGTTCAATAATATCGTGTTTGGCGTATAGGCGCAATAATATCTGATTTGTCTAATCTATATAGCTGATTTGTTTCTAGACATTTTGGTAATAATTCTATCACTGCAAGATAATCTATTTTATACACTTCATCATTTTGGGGGATTAGATATTCAGTAGACATTTTTTGAATATCCATATAATGAACCAAATTATGTAAGTATACATTACATTCTATTAAATGTGTTTGTTCTTTCGCAGTTAATTTGTAGAATAACGATATTAATTTATGTTTTGTTTTTAAAAACCAACTTATTGTTATTCGAATACATCGTTCCCATTGACTATAGGTATTGAAAATATATCCAAATCGTTTTAAATTTTTTATATCTTTATGGTATTTTCGTAATAATAATAAATATAAATTGTATTCATTCATACTCCTTGCTAATCGCGAAGTTATATTTCCATAATGTTTCAAATCAATACATAACGTTTTGGGGAAAAGCAACAAATAGGTATAATTATTCAATAAGTTGGATAAATAATGTTTATCGTGGTTAAATTGGTCGGTTGAGCGCATTTTTGTGTAATTTATATAATTTATTAATAAAATTGTAGAACTCACTTCAATTTTATTAGCAAAATGATTTAGTAATATAACGCGTCAGAAAAATTGAATTTAATATATTATAAATAAAATAACATAAATAATTCTCTTATTATATATATTAGGCTATAGTAATATGTCGTCGAAAAGAAATAAAATGGTCGACTTTAAGCCCCCATCGAAAATTATTGGTGTTCAGTTTAGTATGTTATCTCCTGAAGAAATTCGTAAAAATTCAGTCGTAGAAATTACTTCACGTGATACTTATATTGGTAATAAACCGGTTGTGGGTGGTTTGTTTGACCCTCGTATGGGAGTATTAGAACCAGGTTTGATTTGTCCAACGGATGGATTAACCTATATTGATACACCAGGGTATTTTGGTCATATTGAACTGGCTAGGCCAGTATTCTTTATACAACATATAAAAGAAATAATGAAAATATGCAGATGTGTTTGTTTCAAGTGCAGTAAATTATTAATCAATAAAAATCTTCATAAACATATTTTAACAATGAATTCAGAAGACCGTTGGGATTATGTCTGTAAATTATCAAGCAAAGTCAAACGTTGTGGTGAAAGTATTGATGATGGTTGTGGATGTAAACAGCCTGATAAAATAAAATTGGAAGGAATGGCGACATTGTATGCTATTTGGGAAAATATAACATCGACGGATGAAGACCCTGAAAGTAAACGAATTAATATGCGTTTAACTCCTGAATTGGTATTAAAAATATTCAAGCGAATATCAGATGACGACATTTCATTTATGGGATTTAGTCCAACATGGTCTCGCCCAGAATGGATGGTATGCCAAGTTTTACCAGTTCCACCACCAGCGGTTCGTCCATCGGTAAAACATGATGCGCAACAACGTAGTGAAGATGATTTAACACATATTTACAGCAATATAATAAAAACAAATCGCGATTTGATGGAAAAATTAAATAATCCAAACACATCCCCGAATGTTATTGAAGGAATGACTACCTTTTTACAATATTTCATAGCGATGATTGTGAATAATAAAGTGAAAGGAGCGAATCCAATGGCGCAACGTTCAGGAAGACCATTACAATGTATTATGGGTCGTTTGAATTCAAAAAATGGTCGTATCAGAGGCAATTTAATGGGTAAACGTGTAGATTTTAGTGCTCGTTCAGTCATTACAGGAGACCCTAATTTGTCTATTCGTCAATTAGGTGTTCCTATGAAAATAGCCAAAAATATTACGAAACCCATTGTTGTGAATGACCGAAATCGCGATTTCTTAACAAAATTAATACAAAATGGTCCGGATGTATATCCAGGCGCGAAAATATTAGAAAAAAAGAATGGCGAAAATATTTCATTAAGATATGTGGACCGTGGTTCTATGCGATTAGAAAATGGCGATATCGTTCATCGACATATGATGGATGGTGATGCCGTTTTATTTAATCGTCAACCGTCTTTACATAGAATGAGTATGATGTGCCATATCGTGAAAGTAATGAAAAAAGGCGATACATTTAGAATGAATGTCGCGTGCACAAAACCGTACAATGCGGATTTTGATGGGGATAGACATCTTGTCCCAAACAGGGAGCGTTAAAAGCGTGATACTCTCTAGTTAATTGATTTATAAATAATATAAAGAATATCGTATAAATAATATAATGGAACTATCAAACCGAATTAAACTATCAAACGAAATCATAGATGACCCAACAATTAGATATTGCGAAATTTATAAAATTACCAATCTATCTACTGGAAAAATATATATAGGCCAAGCGGTTTCTCATATATTAAACCATAAACGTTATAGACCTTATGGTCTTGATGGTAGATTTAGGTGTCACATATCAGAAGCATTTTCAACTAAAAAAAATCAATCACATTATTTAAATAACGCGATTAGAAAATATGGTGTTCCAGATTTTACTTGTGAATTATTAGAATATTGTGAAGTAGATGATGCAAATGATAGAGAAATACATTACATCAAAACATTTGAAAGTTTATATCCAAATGGTTATAATTTGAAAAATGGAGGTAGTGTATTTACTCATAGTGAAGAAAGTAAAAAACGCGTATCAGTTGGAGTCATAAATTATTTTAAAGACAAAAAATTTGAAAGGTTTAAAGATATTAAACATATTGACGATGATATTGAAAAGTATATTAAACCGTTAAAACGTGAAGATACACAATATGGTTGGTATGTTTATATTAATAGAATAAAAGCGGATTTTGGTGGAGTTCATATACCATTAGATGAAAGTAAAAAAAATGCGATAGAATTTATAAATATTTTAAAAAATCAATTAGCGAAACACCTTGATGCGGGGAGTCCTTTAGAGCCTTCACTACCACTCACTCATGGAAACATATGTGAGGAACTCGGTTAATAGCCGAACCCAATGGTAATAATGTGAAGGATTAGGTAATCCGCAGTGCTACTGTCTAAGTCCGCTTGGTAGGATATGATAGGCACTCAGAGACTGCTGAGGTGTTGGTAAACGATGAAGGATTAGCCATCCGGAGTTTGCTTAAGGTACAGCCCGGCCCCTTGGGAAACCTTGGGGATATATTCGGAGATGAATATGCATATGCCGCAGAATGTCTTAGCAGAAACAGAATTAAGACATTTGGCGGCAACACCATACCAAATGATTAGTCCAGCAGCAAATGCTCCAATCATAGGTATATATCAGGATTCATTATTAGGTTCATATAGATTTTCAAGGCCAAACATAAATTTTACGCCAAGAGAAGCAATGAACTTATTAATGATGTATAATAGTGTAAATACAGAAGCATTACGTGAAAAAGGAAATAAAATAACAAATTTTGATATATTATCCCAAATATTATCACCACTAACAATGAAATATAAAACAAAATTATTTGAAGAAAATGAAGAATATGAAACATCCAACAATGTATTAGAAATAAGAAATGGTAAGTATATCCGTGGTCAATTAGAAAAATCAGTATTAGCATCGACCACCAAAGGAATTATTCATCGTGTTTGTAATGATTATGGAAATATGGCGGCAGCGAATTTCATAGATGATTTACAAAATATAGTCACTGAATATATGAAATCCAGTTCATTCAGTGTAGGTATTAGTGATTTAATTGCGAATAAGAAAACACAAGACAGTATTATTCAAGTCATAACATCACAAAAACAAGAAGTCCAATCATTAATTGAAAAAGTTCATTTGGGTATTTTCGAAAATCCTACTGCGAATACAAACTTAGCGGAATTTGAACAAAGCGTG